TCTCCGCATCTGCCGGCCCGACGCGCGAATCCGTTGCGATCCAGGTTCTGCAATCGCAGCGCAACGGGGCGCTGGATGCGGTTGTGGGGTGCACGGCGGATGCGGAGATCCGGCGGGTGGAGTTGCAGGCGCGGATTGACGAGCTGACGAAGCAGCTGGCCGAGGCGAAGGGTAAATCCGATGCCCGTTGATTGGCAACCGATCGAGACCGCGCCGCCCGATCAGACTGTTCTGTTATGGTGGATTGGGGGCAGCAAACTCCCGAAGGAGCCACCAAGTTGCACGCTGGGGCAAGTGTCATCCTATCAAGCCGGAAACGTTTGGAACGGCCACGGCTACGTTCCAACCAACTTCTTCACTCACTGGGCCCCGCTTCCCGAGGGTCCTCAATGACCGTCTACATGCAGGGCATCCCCGACGCGTTCGTGGCGCGGTATCGGCCGTGGCTTGCGGAGTGGGTCGCCGGCATGAAGGCGGCGCGGTCCGAGCCGTTCGTGCTGATCCCGCTGGTGCGCGGGACGGCGGATGTGCCGGACTTCGACGATCATGGCGGCGTGCCGCTCGTGGTGGTGGTGCTGGCGTGTCAGCTCGAGGGCGGCCGCATCGTCATCCGGCCGGCCGATCGCAAGTCCGAGGATTTGATTGCGCGGCACTGCGCCATGATGCGCGGCGGCGAGCGGCCCGAGATGCGGGCACTGCACTGATGCCGTGCCGGTTCGCCCAGCCGGCCGAGGAAGCTGATCCGCCACCGGGCCCGATGTTGTGCGGGTGGGCCGAGGATGCGGCACCGGAGAAGCTGATGGACGTTCCGCGGTGGCTGCAGCGCAACGCGCGCGCCGGCCATCTGCTGCGGTTCCCCGAGGACTGCAAGGGTTGCCCGGTGCGCCAGGAGGCCTGATGGCCCGCGACGACGACGAACGCAAGCCGCACCCGAGTGGCCGACCAATCCATCGGCGCAAGTTCGGCGTGACGTCGATCCCGCGCGTGCCGTACAGCGAGCCGCTGACGCCCGGCCTGTGCTCGCGGCCGCTGGCCCAGGCGATCGGCTTCCACCGCTTCCAGGTCATCGACGACCGGGACGAATGAACGAAGCCCCGCAGCAGGCCCGCGACGAGCACGGCCGCCCCATCTACCAGATCGAGCCCGGCACCCAGCTTGCCGCCTTCCTGCGCTCGAGCGCTCCGGTGCAGATCATCCAGGGCCCGGTCGGCAGCGGCAAGTCGAAGGTCTGCAACCTCAAGATCGCGCAGATCGCGTTCGCCCAGACGCCGGGACCTGACGGCTATCGCCGGATCCGCGTCGGCGTGATCCGCAACACCTACCCGGAATTGCGCTCGACCACGATCAGAACGTGGCTCGACACCTACCCGGAGGAGATGCACGGCCGGCTGATCTGGTCGCAGCCACCGCGGCAGATCATCCGCTGGGGTGAGGCGATCATCGAAGTCGACTTTCTCGCCCTCGACAAAGAGGACGACATCAAGAAGATCCGATCGGGCGAATACACGCTGTTCTACGTCAACGAGCTCCAGTACCTGATCAAGGTGCTATTCGACGAGTTGACCTCGCGCACCGGCCGGTTCCCCGCCATGAAGGACGGCGGCCCGACATGGCACGGCATCCTCGCCGACATGAACGCGCCGGACGAAGACCACTTCATTGCGATGATGACGGGGCAGGCCGATTATCCCGAGAACACGCCGGATGAGGACAAGATCGCGCTGCCGGCGGATTGGGAATTCTTCATGCAGCCGCCCGGCCTGCTGGAGACGCTGGGCCCCGACGGCCGCACCATCGACGGCTATGTGACCAACCCGGCGGCCGAGAACATCAAGTGGCTGCCTAAGGACTATTACCTCAACCTGATCAAGGGCAAGACGCGGGCCTTCATCAAGACGCGGGCGCTCAACCAGCTTGCGCTCGTGATCGACGGCGAGCCGGTGTGGCCTGGTTTCCGCGAGGACATCCACGTTGCGCGCTCGGTGCTGCAGGCGGTGCCGGGACATGACCTCTACGTCGGCCTCGACTTCGGCCGCTCGCCGGCGATGGTGGTCGGTCAGCAGGTCAACAACCGCATCGTGGTCCTGGCCGAACTGCAGGCCTTCAACGAGGGTGCCGTCACGTTTGCCCCGAAGGTCAAGCGCTTCCTCGAACAGAATTTCCCCGGCTTCAAGTTCCGCGCGTTCGGCGATCCGAAGGGTGCCGACGCGACCCAGACCGACGACCGCACCGCCTTCGACGTCTTCCGGTTCAACGGCATCCCGGTGCAGGGGCCCAGCAATCTCAAGCAGAACATGATCGACACCCGCGTGCAGGCGGTCGAGCGGCCGCTCGGCGAGCTGTACGACGGCCGGCCGCGGTTCCTGCTGTCGCCGCGGTGCCGTTCGCTCAAGGTCGGCATGGCGGGCCGCTACTGCTACAAGCGCGTCGTCGGCGCGGATCGCACGCAGCGCGAGCCGGACAAGAACCGCTACTCCCATCTGGCCGACGCGCTGCAGTATATGTGCCTCGGCATGGGCGAAGGTCTCGCCATGGTCGGCCTGACACCCGGCGACATGCCCAAACCGGCGCGGGTCGCGAAGCGCCACAGCATGCGCCGCGTCAGCGCCTAGCGGTGCGTTGCCCGCGGCGTCGCGACGGCGATGCTGCGCCGCATGGGTGGTGGATCATCAAAGCAAGCCAGTCCGCTCGGTTCGCTCGATTTCTCGGGCATGCCGGCGCTGCCGACACTCGCGAACGATCCGACCTTCGACATGCTCAAGAGCCGGGCGCAGGAGGATTCCGTCGCCGAGCTCGGCAAGATGGCGGCAGGCGATAGCGCCTCGCTGATGGCGCGCTACGGCACGCGGCTTGCGCTCGCCGGGCAATCGAACGCCACACCGCGCGGCGACACGACCGGCACCGCGTCGATCATTGCCGCGCTGGCGCCGAGCCTGCCAAACATCAAGGCGGCCTGATGGCCGAGAAGACGAACCCTCTCCAGGCCCAGGCCAACAAGCGCCTGGCGGCAGCGCGGGTATGGAAGTCCTACGTCGAGCTCGACATCAAGGAATGCTACTTCCTCGCGTCGCCATGGCGGCAGCGGCAGATCAATTCGCAAACCCAGCCCGGCACCGCGCGCATGCAGGACGCGCCCGAACTCAACACCGACAAGGCGTTCCTGATCGTTCAAGATTTTATCACCGAGATCGTCAACACCTTCATGCCGGAGGCGCAGCCGTGGTGCGAGCGCGGCCCCGGCATGGACCTGCCGGATGGTGTCTGGCAGCAGATCAACGACAAGATCCGCGCCGCCGATCAGAAGATCTTCGCCGCCATGAAGGCATCAAACCTCTACCCGGAGATCACCAAGGCGTTCTATCCAGACCTCGCGATCGGCACCACTGCGCTGTGGATTCAGCGCCCGCATCCGTCGCGCCCGATCGTGGTGTCGGCGATCCCGCTGCGCGAACTTGAGATCAACCTCGGCCCCTATGGCGAGATCGATGATCGGTTCGCGGTTCGCTACACGCGCAACTGCTACGTCGAGGAGCTGCTCGGCAAAGAGATTTGGGACAAGGTCGAGCCGAGGATCAAGACAACATGCGGCGACAAGCCAACAGATCGCACTCAGATTGCATGGGGCTTTTGGCGGAAGTGGTCCGAAACCAATGACGAGGTCTGGCAGCACACCGTTCTGGTCAAGGACGTTCTGGTGCACGACAACGAGATCAAGGGCGAGGGTTGCTGCCCGCTGTTGCCGATCCGCTTCAACCCGACCGCGGACTGGCCGCACGGCGTCGGCCCGCTGATCCAGGGCCTGCCGTCGTTCCGGCAGATCGACGAGCTCGAGCGCATGCAGGTCGAGGCGGCGTCGCTGTCGCTGCGGCCACCGATCACCTATCCGTCGGACAGCTTCGCCAACGTCGAGCAGGGGCTCGAGGAGGGCATGGCCTATCCGGTGCGCCCCGGCGAGCAGGAGGCGATCAAGAACATCTATGATACGCCGCCGCCGAACGTGGAGATGTTCGCATTCGAGAAGAAGCTCAAAGACCTGCGCAAGCTGCACTTCGTCGACTACCCGGAGCAGACCGGAGATACGCCACCGACGCTCGGCCAGTGGCTCGACGAGATGGCGCGCGCGCAGCGCCGCATCGGCACGCCGGGCCTGCCGTTCTGGTTCGAAGGCCCGGCCAAGATTTTCCTGCGGTTCAAGTATCTGCTGGAGGCCGCCGGTACGATCGAGCCCGTGCAGGTCGACGGCCGCGCCATCGCGCTGTTGCCCTACAACCCGGCGCAGGCCGCGGCCGAGCAGCAGGAGGTCGCGCAGGCGTTCCGCGCGATCCAGATGATGGGCGCCGCGTTCCCCGAAGAATTCAAAATGTGGGTCAACGGCAAGACCACGATCGAGGCGTTCCTCAAGAAGATGCGCGTCACGCTGCTGAAATTCCGCCCACAGGAAGAAGTCGAAAAAGCTGTGTCGCAGATCAAGCAGCTCGTCTCGGGGCAGCAACCAGGCAGCGGTGAAACCGGAACACCGGGCCCCGCAGCGGTCGGCCCGCAATGATCACCGACGACGACCTCCGCAGTGCCTGGGATCGCGTCGCGCGCACCGCCGACGGACAGCTTTTGTATCTGCATTTGCAGCGCCGATTGATGGCCATTTCGACGGTCGTCTCGGATGGTGCGTTGCTCGCAAGCGAGGTGGAACGCAGGTTCGCCGCCACGTTGATGGGCCTGATGGCCAAGGGGATCGAGGAAAGTGGCGGAAGCGGCGACACCAGCGGTAGCGGCAGCGGCTCCAGCAGCGGCGCCGAGCGCCCCATTGTCTTCGCCGTCGCCAAGCCCGTCGCCGTCGCCCGCCGCACCGGCGGCCGCCTCGTCGGACCCGACGATCACGTCGCCGGCTGGGACCAGCCAGACGACTCAAAAGGCTGAGCGCCCCGAGTGGCTGCCCGAATCCTTCTGGGACAAGGACACTGCGGCCCCGAAAGGCAAGGAATTCCGCGAGCACTTCGACGCGCTATCGGCCTTCAAGGCCGAGCAGGACGTCAAGCGCAACACGCTTCCGAAGTCGCCGGACGAATACAAGGCCGAGCTGCCCAAGGAATTCCAGGTGCCGGAAGGCATCAACTACAAGATCGATCCCGCCGATCCGCTGATCAAGCAGGCCGCCGCGCTCGCGCATGCGTCCGGCATGGACCAGGACGGTTTCTCCAAGCTCGTCGGCATCTACGCCGGCGCACAGGTGGCCGAGGCGCAACTCGTCAAGACCGCGCGCGACGCCGAACTCACCAAGCTCGGACCGACCGCGTCGGCGCGCGTCGATTCCGTCACGACCTGGATGAAGTCGAAGGTCGGCGAGGACATGGCGGCGGCGTGGAGCCAGATGATGGTCACCGCCAAGCATGTCGAGCTCGGCGAGAAGCTCATCAAGATGTTCACCGGACAAGGCACCGCAGAGTTCTCGCAGCAGCATCGCGATGGCGGTGCCGGCATGTCCAACGAAGATTACGCCAAGTTGTCGTTCGGCCAGAAGATGGACTTGGCACGCAGCAAACCGAACGGCGCCCGAGCCTGACGAAAGGACTTGATCCATGGCTGGTTCGAACCTGATCACCTTGGTGGAATACGCCAAGGGCCTCGACGTGGCAGACATTCGTCGCCCGATCATCGAGATGTTCGCGACCTATTCGGACGTCATGGAGGTTCTTCCGTTCGAGGGCCTCAAGGGCGCGAGCTACGTCGGATATCGCGAGGCGGTGCTGCCGACCCCGGTGTTCCGCGCCATCAATGAAGGTTCGTCGAGCGGCCACGGCACCATCACGCCGTTCCAGGAATCCAGCTACATCATCGACCACGACATCGACGTCGACCGCGCCATCATCGACCGCGCCGGACCCGAGCGCCGCTCCTACGAGGAGCGCATGGGTATCACGGCATTCGCCCAGCTCTGGGTGAACACGTTCGTCTACGGCGACAATTCGGTGAACCCGCGCGTCTTCAACGGTCTCGCGGTGCGCGCGCAGAAATACGGCCGCACGTTCCACAACTCGGCCGCATCGGGCGGTGGCGCGCTGTCGCTCGCCGCTCTCGACGCCGCGATCAACAACGTCAAGGAGCCGACCCACATCATGATCCCGTATGCCTCGATCCCGCTCTGGATCCAGGCCGCGCGCAACACCGCGCTGACGGGCTTCGTGATGCAGGACTTCGGAGGCTCCGGCACCGCCAGCGTCGGCGGCAAGAAGATCGAATACAACGGGCTGAAATTCCTCACCGGCTATCCGAAGGATTTGCACGCCCCCGTTCTGCAGTTCAACGAGGTCGCCGCCGGTGGTGGCGCGGCTCAGACCGCATCGCTCTACGTGCTGGCGATCGGCGAGGGCAATCTGCGCGGCATCCAGGTGAAGCCGCTCACTCCCGAGGACGTCGGCCTGCTCCAAGACCGGACCCACTACCGCACCCACATCTCGTGGGACATGGGCCTGGTCGACGAACACATCTTCTGCATGGCCCGGCTCGACAGCTGGACCAACGCCGCCATCGTCGCTTAACGCGTCGACACATTGAAGGAGCGCCACGATGGGTGACCGCCAATATACGCCCGACGCAAATGACTTCGTCGCCGATGGTGCTGCGGCCATGACGGTCAGCGGCGTCTCACAGGTCGGCGGTGCCGATGCCATCTGGGACACCGGCGGCAACCAGGGCACCGTGCCCCTGCAGCAAGCCCGCGCCGAGGCCGCGCTCGTCATCTACGTCAGCGCGATCGACACCACGACCGGCGATGAGGAATACATCATCATCGTGCAGGGCTCGAACGATCCGGCCTTCGGCGAGGACAACGTCCAAAACCTTGCGGCCATGGACTTCGGCGGCGAGACCGGCCGCCTCGGCGACGGCAAGACGCTGACCACGCCGCAGCCGCTCGGCTCCGGCAACTACCCGGCCGGGCAGCAATACGAACTGTTCTTCACGACCGAGCAGAACAACGTGAAGTACCAGTACGTCCGCGCCTTCGTGCAGATCAGCGGCACCACGCCGTCGATCACCTTCAACGCCTTCATCTCGCTGCTGCCGATCGCCTGACATGGACCAGCTGACGCTCGACAAGAATCTGACGATCTGCAAAATCTGGGACCTCGGCCCCCGGCGCCCGGTTGCGCCCGAGAAACCGCAGGAGCCGTCGGACAAGCTCAAGGGCGTCGACCTCGACCTCGCGAAGATCCATTACCAGGACGCGCTCCTGGATTATGCGATCGCGCTGCGCGCCTACGGTGCTGAGGAGAAGGCCTACACGGCTTGGCGCCAGGCGAACGGTGGCCCGATCGAGATCGAGCGCAATCCGGTGGTCGCCAAAGAGGCAATCGCCCGCGACCCGAAGCGCTACACGCAGACGCTGCCGAAAGGCACCAAGCCCGGCTTCGGCCACGCCAATGCCCAGCAACAGCAGGCCGAACGCGCCAAGGCGATGGCGGCCGACGCGGCCAAAGACCCACACTTCGGAGGCACCCATGCGCAAGCTTCTCCTTAGCTCCACCGTTGCCGCTCTCGCGCTTGCGCTTGCGGGCTACCTCGCCGCACCGCAGCCGGCGCAGGCCGCCTCGCAGATCATGTGCGCGCCGATCGCCGCCGGCGTATCGCCTGGCCCGCGCCAGGTCACCAACCCGAACACCAGCCATACGTACAGCCTTGGCACGCGCGGTTGTGCGCTCATGGCTGCCGGCGACATCGGATACTTCCGCGCGCAGGGCTTTTCGCAGGGCGCGCAGGAGGCCTCGTTCGTCTACAACGGCCTCACGGCCAACGGCCAGATCGGCACGCTGCCGGCCTCGGCCTACATCCGCGAGATCATCGTCGAGAACCTGACCACGAACGCCGTCACCGGTGGCGTTGGCGTGGGCAAGACCTCGGCGGCAACTGACATCGTCACCGCGCTGACCTGCGCGGCGTCGTGCCTGACCTTCGTGACGGATGCCAACCTCAAGCTCCGAGTGTTCACGACCTCGCAACCGATCTTCGTGTCGGGTGTGACCTCGTTCAACTCGGCCATCCTCAATGTGACCGTGGTCTACGGCTGGTACTAGCGGAATCCCCATGGACGCGTTCGAGTTCGTCCAAGGGGCCCTCGATCGCGGCGCCGTCGAGAATATCGCCGCGCATTTCGACCACGAGCATCGCAACTTCCCGGAATCGCGGGTCAAGGATCAGTCGGGCATTCCCTTGCGGGAATGGGTCTCGCTGATCCGCCCGCTTGCGCCATTGGACGCCATCGCCTGCCGCATCGCCGGTGGCCCGGTTCGCCTCTATCTCGAGAAGTCGTCATGCCGGTTTCAGAAGCCTGGCGGCGAGGCTGCGCTCACGCTGCATCAAGACGCTTTTGCGGTCGGCGAAAAGGCAATGGCTGGGCACTGCTGCGTGGCCTGGATGCCGCTGGTCGACATCGACGACGAGACGCCATCTCTGGAGATCTGCCCGGTGCCGCAGCGTGCCGCTCACCCGCACCATCGCGACGCCAGCCGCTACGCCGTTCTCACCGGCGAGGCCGACGTGCCGCTCGTCAACATCAGTCACATGCGCGCCGGCGACATCGTTTTCATGTCGCCGCTGACGCTCCATCGGACTTCGGTAAAGCCGTGGCACAAGAAGGAGAGGCTTAGCCTTGACCTTCGATTCCTCCCCGACTGAGCGCGCTGGTCTCCCGACTGGCGTGCTCTTTTTTCTCCTGATGGTGGTGTTCTGGCCGAGCATCTCGGGGGCCGGAACCGCGCCGCGGTGGGCGCTGCTGTCCGTCTTCGTGCCGATGTTAATTTTCTTCGTCACAATTGAGGGTAAAAACCGGTTTTTACCCTTCATCCTCCCCGCCGCGTTCCTCGCCTACGCCACCGTCTCGCTGGCCTGGACGCCATCGATCTACGAGGGCCTCGACGCGCTGTGGAAGCTCTACCTGCTCGCCGGCCTGTTCCTGATCGGCGCGAGCCTTGACGACCTGCGGCCGGTGTGGATTGGCGCCGCGCTCGGCATCGCGGTCAACTCGGTGTTTGTGGTGGCGCAGCTTTTCGAGTTCGCGGATACGAACGGGTTCCTCGTCCCGCGCATCTATGGTCCGGCCGGCGTCGGCGCCGGGCTGTTCCTCAACAAGAACCTGATGGCCGAGGTCGCCGTGCTGGTGCTGATCGGCCTCGCGTTCTGCAAAATCGACCGGAAATATTCAATTCCTATGCTGCTCGCCGTCCTGCCGGCCGCGCTCCTGCCGCACGCGCGCGGGCCGCTGGTGGCGCTGGCCGTGGCGGCCGCCGCGTGGCTGTGGCCCCGCTACCGGGCGACCGCGGTGCTGGCGCTGCTCGCCGGCGCGCTGGTGGTCGCGGTCACGTTCGGATCAACCCCCATCACCTCCACCAGCGAGCGGTTCAACATCTGGCGGGACACGTTCTCCGGCCTGACGTGGTTCGGCCACGGCATCGGCTCGTTCTATCAGGCGTTCCCGGCCTTCGCGGTCCACAACGACATCCTGGCGATCCGCACCGACCACGCCCACAGCGACCTGCTCGAGATGGTGTTCGAACTCGGCGCCGGTGCGGTGCTGCTCGCCGGTGTTCTGGTCTATGCCCTGTTCGGCCGCAGCGAGACCGAGCGGCTCGTGCTCATCGCTTTCATGGTGGAGGGCGCCTTTGGCTTCCCGATCTACTGCCCGGCAACGGCTGCGCTTGCGGCATTGGTTGTCGGTCATCTTTGCGCTCACCGGCATCCTGTACGCGTGCACGTCGCTGCTCGGCGAATGGTACCACGCGGCGGCTTGGCGCGGCCCGGCGATGTCCGACAGCCTGCGCCGGTTTGAGGTCGCCGAACGGCTGTTCCCGCTGCAATGGCGGTTCCGATCCGGCGGCGCTTATTTCCGCACCTCGGTCGTGGGCGCCGGCAGCCGTGACGAGATCAAGGCCGAGATCCGGCGGGCGCTCGCCACCAACCCGTTCCTGCTCGACCTGCGCCGCAGCCTGGCGGGCTATCTGTGGGAGGAGGGCCGGCAGGACGAGGCGGTCGCCGAGCTGTGGTTCATCCGCCACATCGCCCCCAATGCCAAGATCGAGATCAGGGTGGCCATGCCGGCTCCCGCAGGTGCGTTGCCGGAAGCTCCCGCGCGGCCATGATCCGCCGCAAAGGGGACCGGCCCATGCGCGCACTTCGGCTTGCCATTTTCTCCGTGCTGACATTGATGCTCGGCGTCGTCGGCGCCACGGCCCAGGTCTTTAGCCCCTACGGCACGGTCTCGAGATCGGTCAGCAGCTCCAGCGCCAACGTCGCGCTCACGCTCGATCCGCAGGGCCGCTCCCCCCAGACCGCGATGGTCTGCAACACCGGGGCGACGCTCTCCTACGTCAAGTTTGGATCATCGACCGTCGCCGCGACCACCGGCGATACCCCGATCGTCGCCGGAGCCTGCGTTGCCCTGACCCCGGCTGGCGGCCTCTACATCGCGGCCATCACGGCGAGCAGCACATCGACGCTGCTCATTACATCCGGCGCAGGCCTGCCGACTGGCTACGGCGGCGGAAGTTCTGGCGGCGGTGGCGGCGGTGGTGCGGTCACGATTGCTGACGGTGCCGACGTCACGCAGGGCGCGATTGCTGATCCGGCCTGCGCGGGTGATGCTACAAGTGGATGCACCGTCGAGTCGCGCCTCATCCGCATTGCGCAGAACCTCACAACCGTCAACGGATCGGTCAATAGCTCGATCCCGCCGGGCACCAACCCGATCGGCGCAGTCTCGCCATTGGCCGCGGCGACCGGCGGCGCGACGCAGTACCATCTCGTCGCCGCCAATTCGAACAACGCCACAGCCCTCAAGGCATCGGCGGGCACGGTCTACTCGGTGCAACTTGCCAGCATCGGAGCCGCGCCCGCCTATCTCAAATTCTACAACAAGGCGACCACGCCGACGTGCCAGACCGATCCTGTTGTCAAGCAGCTCATCATTCCGGCGGCCAGCACGGCGGCAAACGGTGGCGGCAGCAACGTTTCGATCCCTGTCGGCTCGGACTTCTCGGCCGGCATCGCGTTCTGCGTCGTGACCGGCATCGCCGATAACGACAACACCTCGGTAGCCGCCGCCACCTTCATCATCAACATCGATTACAAATGATGCGCCGCCTTCTCGCAATATGGGTGCTGCTGCTAGTCGCGGTCTGCGCCGGCCCATCGTTCGGGCAACTGACCTTCACCGGCGTTGGCAGGGGAGGGGTTAGCTCTGGCTCTGGTGTCTGTGCACAGGCCACAAACTTCCTTGCTCGAACGTCGGGCCTCAATGGAACGCACACCACGGCCTACACTACCTTTCTCTGCGGGCTCGAGACCGACGGCATTGGATGCAGCAATACTTGGAACGTTCTCAAGGTCTACGCTACACAGGACAGTACGACGGCGTTGCTTAATCTGTGTTCGGCGTCATACGCGACAGTCGCCAATGGTTCGCCGTCCTGGGCGGCCGATCAAGGGTACACAGGGGGGAGCGGGAAATATCTCGACCCGTCTTTCGTGCCTTCGACGGCTGGCGGCTTCTGGACGCTCAATAGCGCCACCTACGGCTTCTACACTCGCACATCAGACACTATTGCGACAAATCAAGTTGAGATGGGGGCTATCGGTCCTGGCGCGGCAACCAATTCGTATGTCCAGCTTCTAGGTGCAGGACCAGCAACAAGCTTTCATGTTAATGCTCAATTTGGTGCTACCACAGGTGTAACTCCAAACATTCAAGGACTTTACATATTTACAAGGACGGGGGCAACAACGTCAGTTGGATATAGGAATGGGTCTTCCTTTGCGACCAATGGAGAAACCTCAACCGGCCTTACGGATATTACGATGTATACGATGGCATTGAATAATAACGGAGTTGCCGCATTTGAAAGCAGCAATCAGTTTGCTGCAGATTATCTGGGGCGCGGTCTTTCGCCTACGGAAGCTACGAACTTCACAACGCGATTAAACACGCTTGCCACCGCACTCGGATGGAACGTTTTCTGATGCTAAATCAAGCAACGCGTCGGAAGTTCCTCGCTGGCGTTGCCGCCTGCGCCATTGCGATTTCGTTGCCGATGGAAAGTCTGGCGTTCACGCATGGTAGCGCGTTCAACGGCGGTACGTCCCAGATCAATCTCAACCTCCTGGGTGGCCTAGAGAGCGGCGAATTTGCGTTCATCGACTATTTCAAGACGTCGCAGGAATGGGCGCAAATTAATATTGGCGGGTCCGGCTTTAAGAATGCGCCGACTACGCCAGATTTGCTGGACGCCAATCAACACCCGGTAGATTTCACCAGCAACGGCGGCTTTCAGACCGCCTTTTATGTGCCGCCCGTTGCCGATCGCCCCGGCAATTATATCGTGATGACATTTGGGGAAGGTACCGCGCAATCAACCGGATCATCTGTTATAACCAGCTCTGCAAATGTATGGACACGTACAGTAGCAACACCAAACAGTGCGGATGGACGGATTGCTTTCAATATCCTGACGCGTGGCGTCAGTTCGTATATTTCGAAATGTGCCTTTTTTCATGTTGACGACGAAGCCGCATGGCTTCGCAACGAGATGTTCTCGCCTAAGCTGAAATCGATCTTGCGTCAGGCAAACTTCGGGACGTTGCGGTTTTTGAATTGGCAGCTCGGTAACACCACCAACGTCACGACGTGGGCATCGCTCAAATCCAAGGGCCATTTCAGCTACTATGCCAGCGAAGCCCGTGCCAACATTTACGCAGGTGTGACCAGCAATTCAGGCAATGACTATACGATAGCGGGAACGCCTCCGCTGTGGGGCGGTCTGGTGAGTGGCAATCCTGCCGACAAGCAGATGGTCATTGTGGTTTTCAACGCCAGTGCCACGGCAAGTGGGCTTTGCACGCTGTCGGTAGGCGGTTCGAACGCCATCAACATTTTAAATCAGGCATCGGGGCCGCTCTCAATCGGCACGAATTCATATCCGATCGGCGGCACCTATCAAAGCATGGCGTGCTGTGTCTATGACGCGACGCTAAACGCGTGGATAAAACTGGGCGGGGACAGTGCGTCTAATAGCTCGGGCATCGTTAACGGTGTGCCGCCCGAATTGATGTTGCGGCTCTGTGCAGAGGTTGGCGCCGATCCGTGGTTCGTGGCGCCGCCGTTTGCTGTTGACCCGATGACGGACTATTTTCAGAACCTTGCGCGGATGACGTATCTTTACACGTCATGGTTCCGTCCTTGGTATGAGACGTGCAACGAACTTTTCAACCTATTCGCCGGATTTAATCAGGGCGGTTATGCCAACGCGAAAGCTTTGGCCTACCAGTCCTCGCCCTACAATTGGGCTGTGGGTTCCAACAATATTACATGGCGCGGCAAGATCGCCAGCACCATTGGTCAGGCGATTAATGCCGTAGTCGGCGGTGCGGTTGATGGCTCAAAATACCGCATGGTTTGCGGTGTGCAAACAGCGGTCTTTACCAGCACGCTTGGTGCGGATGGCAACGACGAAAGTATGACGGCCGCGCAATATGTTGGCCAAGGTGTCGCGGCACAGACCGGATACACTCTCAGTGCGGCCCGTCTTTGGTGTACGCATGTGGCGTGCTCGAATTATTTTGCGCCATCGGACTACGGTACAGCTGCTGAAACGACCAAGGCCGCGAATTGGGCGGCGGCGGCTGGCAATCCGACTTTGCAAAACACGATCGCCACGTCATACGTAGACACTTGCGGCGGTGCTGCGAGCGGCTTTAATCTTGCGAACTTAAAAATCCTGTACGGATTCTGCTATCAGTGGACACAGAAGTTCACTAATAGCGCAGGACAGACAATCGCTCTCGTTGGCTATGAGGGTGGCTACTCCCCGAGCATTGTCGCTGGCGATACCGCACAGGTAATAGCATTTCGGTTCTATTCAAAGAACGTGATTGACGTCGGGAAATGTCTCACGGGCGGCACGCTTGACAGTGGTGTGCATGTAGACGGGGCGTGGGTTGATTTTACGAATTCGGGCGGATCGCGCGCTTCGTGCTTCCAGCTCGGCGGCAGCCTCAATGCGTGGTCTGTTCTCGACCCGAACATTTATGTGAACCCGCAGCCACCGCAGTGGAACGCTATGGTCATCGCTAACCACACACCTTAATGGGCCAGGAACAGCAGCCAGATTAGGCCGCAAACGACAAGAACTTGAAATATTACTCCGATGATCCGGGCTAATATGCCGGGTTCCGGGCCGCCAGTCAGGTCATCTTGAGACTCGAACATTGGACCCGCTTTCGGGCTTCTGTTGTTTCCCCCGTCTGGGTTGAATCAAAGCAGGGTTGCGTGTTGCCCGCAATACCAATCCCGGCTTCGTAGTGCGTTGCTGCCGCCGCTGCCACCGCCATGATGCCGCCATGACACGAACCATCCTCTGGACGCTGGCGCTGGTCACCCTCATCTCGGGCTGTGCCGTCATCGGCGCGCTCGCCCAATCGCCAGCGATGCCATACGGTTACGCGGTGTCGGTCGGCACCTCGTCGACCACGGCCGTCGCCGCCAATCCGGCCCGCAAATACATTCAGTTTTGCAATCCGAACGACACCGCCAAGGTCGCGGTCTGTCCCACCGTGGGGCGCTCTGGAACGATCACCTGCACGGTTAACGGCGCCGGCTCGGTGACGCTGTTGCCCTACGCCTGCCAGGGCTTCGGCGGCATCGGCGGTACGCCGTCGATCCCGACCGGGTGGAATGCCATCTCCAGCGCGGGCGGCTCGGCTCTGACCGTGATGGAGTGGGAGTAGCCCGGATGCGCAGGCTCGCCCTCGCATTCCTGACGCTGCTCGCGTGTGCCGGCCCGCTCGCCGCGCAGACGACGCTGCAGGGCTCGCCGCCGACCACCTCGCCGTCATACATCTGCCCGACCGCGCCGCTCGGCGACAGTTCGAAGCGCTGCGCCTCGACCGAGTTTGTGATCCAGAACACCGGCTCGCCGACGCTCACGCTGCCGACCGGGGAAATCTACGTCGGCAACGGCTCGAATGTTGCGGCCGCGGTCGCGATGTCGGGCGACTGCACGATCGGCTCGACCGGCGCCATCGTCTGCACCAAGACCAACGGCGTCGCGTTCGCCGCATCGGCCACCACCGACACCACCAACGCCTCGAACATCTCCAGCGGCACGCTCGGCACTGGCAGGCTGGCCGGGTCGTATACCGGCATCACTGGCACCGGGACGCTCGCCGCCGGCGCGACCGGGGCGGGCTTCACGCTCAATTTCACGGCCTCGACGCTCTCGGGCACGATCCCGATCGCCAACGGTGGCCTGGCGGGCTCGACCGTCCCGGCGAACGGCCGCATCCCGATCGGCAATGGCACCGGCTACGCCATCGCCAATCTGACGGCCGGGGCGAACATCACCATCAACAACACGGCGGGCGGCATCGAGATCGTCGCGGCCTCGGCCTCGTCGACCCCGTGCACCACCACGGCGCTCTCGATCCAGCGGAACAACGCGGGCGCGCTGGGCTGCGTGAGCGGCGCCACGGCCGACGCCACATCGATCACGATCACGTCCGGCAACCTCAAGCTGGCGGGCGCGAGCTCGGGCACCGCGGTGCTCAACGCCCCGGCCACGGGTGGCGGGACGGTCACCCTGCCGGCCGGAACCCGCATCCTGATCGCGCGCGACGACACCGCGACCGTCACCAACAAGACCCTGCAGTCGACCGCCAACACGATCGACAGCCGCCAGCTCATCGGCACCACCACGAACGACGCCGCCAGCGCCGGCAACATGGGCGAGCCCATGACGGCGAATGTCGGCAGCGGGGCCCCGGTCAGCCTCACCAATGCGATCCCGTCCAACATCGCCAGCATTACGCTGACGGCGGGCGACTGGGACCTGTGGGGAATGGCCTATTTCACCGGCAGCACGGACACGACGGTCAGCATCCTTTACGCCAGCCTTTCGACGGTGTCGGCGACGCTGGATCAGACCGTCGGGCGCTTCGCCGGGCTGCCCTATTCGCAAGAGACCATCTTCAACCTCGGTTTCACCGCCGGCATGGCCATCGCTCCGCTCAGGGTCAGTCTTGCGGCGCCGCAGACGTGGTACCTCGTCGGCTACGGCAATTTCGGCGTCAATGCCCTTTCAACATACGGCGCAATCACGGCCCGGCGCGTCCGTTAAGGGTGCGTTGCCCGTCATAGGACCCCGGCGCACCGTTCGGGCATGCCGTTCGAATGGCCCCTCGACAAGCTGGGAATCGTCAATAGCGCGCTGTCGCAGACCGGGGACAACCTGGTCACGACGGCCGATGACGGCTCCGACGAGTGGAACGTCGCGTCGCCCGCCTACGAGCGCGGGCTGGCCTACCTGATCGAGCAACATCCCTGGTACTGGACCAAGACCACGGTGGTGCTGACCGCCGCCGCGAACGCGCCCACCGATACGATGTGGGACACCGCCTACAACCTCCCGGCCGACCTCGTTCACGTCATCCTGGTCCGCATCGCCACCCAGGTCAGCGGGCCGTGGATGTCGACGGTCTGGGACTTCCAGATGGGGCCAAGCGGCGCGGCCGGTCCGTCCGGCATGCAACTCGTCATCAACGCGCAGGGCGGCCCGCCGCCTCCGACCCCGCCGGCGGCCCCGGCTGTGGTGACGCTGCAATACCTGTCGTCGCAGTCGAGCGATCCGCAGTTCGCGACGCCGACCTTCGTGCTGGCGCTGCAGGCGCTGGTCATGTCCGGCATCTACCGGGGCCTGCACGAGGACAGTGGCCAGGCCGATCGGATGTGGGCCGGCGGCATGCAGATCGTGATGGACGCGAAGATCCGGCACGACCAGCAGAGGCCGAAACGCGCGATCTTCAATTCCCGCATCACCGCGGCTCGCCGCGGCCGCCTGCCATGGCCGCAAGTCCCGCCCGGCTGGGGTGGCTCCGGCTCACCCTGGTGATGCCCGATGGCGATCCCCAAGACGGTCGTCGCACAGCGGGATTTCTCTGCCGGGCAACTCGACCCGTGGCTTAAGCGCGGCGACGACACCCCGATCTACAAGTCCGGCGCGCGCCAGGTCGTGAACTGGCGCATCCTCAATTCTCGCGGCGTCACCAATCGCCCAGGACGCATCGCCGTGTTCCTCGACGGGCCACGCACCGACAAGGTGCTGATGGCGCCGAACAGCGAATTCTACTTGGTGTTCGGTCCGAACTATCTCCGCGTCTACAACCAGCTCGGCGCGATTGTTTTCGATACCGGCGCCGTCATGCCGTGGTCGGCCGCGCAGGCCAAGGATGTGGTGTGGGCGCAGTATCAGGAATCCATCTACATCACGTTCGGGGGCGCGATGCGTCCGAAGGTGTTGACCTGGGATGGAGCCAGCCAGATATCGACATGGTCGATCGTCGACTATGTGGAGCAGGTGATCGGCGGCACGCAGAAGCGGACGATCTTCTATCGCATCGCGCCCAAGGGCATCACCCTGCAGCCATCGGCGCGCAGCGGAAACATCGCCATCGAGTTCTCGGCTGACTTTCTGACACCTCTTCATGTCGGAACGCGCCTGCGGTTCGTGAACCAGCAGATGACGATCATCGGCGTGACCGACGCCCGGCACGGCACCGCGACCGTGAACCAGACGTTGCTGCAGGCTTACGCGCTGTCCAACTCCGCACCGCCTGTCGATATGCGCAACTATTTCCAGGTCGGAGATGTCGTGATTGGTCAGATATCTGGCGCGCAAGGCATCGTGACCGGTTACAGCGGTGGCTTCGATGCCGTCAACGTACAGAGCATCAACAGCCACTCATTCGGCGAGGTCGGCGCCGAGGTGGTGGTCGGTCCAAACGGCTCGCTCGGCATCGTCATTGTTGTCGGCATCAATCCGCAGGCGATTGCGGTATGGGATGAGGAGATCATCAACGATCTACACGGCTACCCGGCGTCGTGCTTCGTCGACCAGGGTCGTCTCGGTTTCTGCAATTTCCGTTCGGTGCCGGGGATCGTCAGCTGGTCGGCGATCGGGATTTTCACCGACATTTACACCGACGCGTCGAATGCCGAACCAGCCAACGCCATTGTCGAGATCGTGCCGGGCAAGAGCCAGGTCCTGTTCGTCATCGCAGGCATGGAGTCGTCCGAGTTTGTGATCTGCGACAACGCGATCTATTACATCCCGATCTCGGCCACCAACCCGCTGCGACCCGGCTCAGTCGCATTCAACCAGTTGACGTCTGACGGCGCCGCGCAGGTGCAGCCGCGCGCGCTGCAGCAGACCATCGTCTATGTGGCAGTCGGTGGCACCACCATAAAGGCGATCCAGGCTCCTGGCGCCTATGGCCGGCCCTATATCGTTGACGACATCTCGCAACTTCATCGCAACCTGATCACGGACCCGATCGCCATCGCGGCGCAGACGGCATCGGATCAGTACGACGAAACCTACATCTTTGTGCTCAATGCCGACGCCACGATCTCGGTCGGCAAATACACCATCAAGGCCGGACTGCTCGACGGTCCGGTCGGCTGGGTGCCGTGGTCCGGCGTCGGCACGCCGACATGGGTCGGCGGCATCGGTGGCGAGGTGATCGTCACCGGTGCCTATGCGCCAAACGGCATCACGCCGGTGCAGGTGGTCGAGCGGCTCGTTAGCGACCGCTATCTCGACGCGGCGATCGAGGTGAACAATATCCCCGTCGCGCTCGCGCCGCCGGTCGGTCTGGGGCCGCTGTGGTGGCTTGCTGGCGGCACCGTCAATCTGATGGATCAGTCGACGCGGATGATGGGCACCTATGACATCGACGATCAGGGCTACATCGTCCCGCAATTCAACGCCGGCGAAGACCTCACGGCCGTGGGGCTGATCGCCGGGCAGCCATGGACCGCGACGCTCGAGTCGTTTGTGCCGGCACCGCAGCCTGGGCAGGATGTGATGCAGCGCATGACCCGCCGACGGATCTCGCGCGCGATTGCCTATGTGCTGGATTCAACCGGCTTCCTGTGGGCGCGGCTCTACTCGGGGCGGCAGGGCGCAAACCTGCCGGCGCTCGGCACCGTGATGAACAACTACCGCGTCACGACTTGGAACCAGGGCGACGATCCGACCCTGGCGCCGCCGTTGCGTGAGACCAGCTACCAATGGCGCCCGCTCGGCCGTGAATACGACCCGCGCATCGCGATCATCAAGGACACGCCGGGGCCGATCACGGTGCTCGAGCTCGGCATGGAGGTTTCCGTCTGATGGCCGAAGCCGGACTATTTAGTTCCATCTTCTCGCTCGCAGGCGCGGGTTTTAGCGCCTATGGCGACATCGAAGCGGGCGAAGGCAAGGCCCTCGGTCTGGAAGCGCAGCAGATCGGCCTGGAGGGGCAGGCGCTCTCGCAGCGCGGCCAGGCCAAAGGCTACGAATTCTCTGCGCTGAAATCAGATCGCGCCGCCGAGTACGGCCGCCTCAATGCCACACAGATCGGTGGCCAACTCACGCGCGACCTCAACACCACGCTCGGCAACCTCGATGCCATCCGATCGGCCGCCCATACCGATCCGTCGTCGCCGACGGGCGCCGCGGTGCGGGGCATGGAGGAAGGCATCGGCATCGACCAGCGCAACATCAAGGTCGGTAACGTGTTGGCACAGGCATCGCAGAGCGAGGCCGACGCCGCCTATTACCGCGTCGCCGCCACCAGTGCGCTGCTCGGCGCCAGCATGACGGAGAAGGCTGCCGACCGAGTCGGCGACGCCGCCGATCTCGCGCGCACCGGTGGTTATACGTCGGCTGCTGGCCGCATCCTGGGCTCGATCGGCGGCTTACTCGCCAGCCGGGGAGGGGCCCGCTGATGGTCGACCTCCCGCAAGTCTCACGCGCGATCGTCACTTCGACGGCACCAAAATCCGACCTGTCGGCGGCAGACGTTGCGTCGCCATACACAGCGCTCGCCAAGGGTCTCGAATCGCAAGGCAAGGCACGGTCGGCCGAGGGTGAGGCGCTGACTGCCGAAGCCGGTGGCCTTAAAGCGCTCGGCGCTGGTGCCGATGAGATCGCAAAACCTCTTGCGCGCCAGGCCGGTGCCGAGGCGGTGACGCGGGACGAGGCCGGCAACATCAAAGTTGACTGGTGGCCAATCCTCGGCGCCGCCGGCCAGGAATTCACCAAGGCCGTCAAGATCGGCGTCGTGGCCGAGGCTGAGAAGGATGCCCGCCGATGGGACGTCGAGGCGCGGCAGAAGTTCGTCGGCGACCCGGCCGGCTACATGAAGGCAGCCGACGCCTACCGCACCACGCTGGTCAAGAGCATGGGCGCGGCCGGTGGTTCCGAGGTGGCGGCGGTGGTCGGCCGCAACATGGATCAGGTCGCGACCGAAGGTTTCCGCGGGCTCACGAACCAGAAGGTTCAACTCGATCTGCGCACCGCGCAGGGCCGCATCGATTCCGAGATCCAGAGCACCAAAGACGAGATGGTGGCGCTGGCTAACCAGGGCGACACCGGCTCCCCGGATTTCAAGCGTCGCGCCGACAAGCTGCGCACGCTCTACAACGAGACGGTCAGCAATCCGCTGATGGCGTATCCCAAGGAGCGCGCCAATTTCGAACTGCAGCAGTTCGACAGCGAGATGCAGGCCAGCGCCATCGCGCACAAGCTGGCAGTCGAGGTCTACGACACGCAGGGCCGCGAGGCCGCGCTCAAGGGTGCCGAGACGATCCTGACCGACCCTGATCTGAAATTAAACGCCGGGCAGCGCGACGCCTACTACAACCGCTCGGTCGGGGCGATCAACGCGCGGGTGCGCGCCGACGCGCAGGAAACGGCGGCGATCAACACGCAGATCAAGGCGGTCGATGCCATTGCGTCGCAAGGCTACCTGCCGGGGCCGGACAAGCTGGCAACGCTCAAGGCCGCGGTCGCCAAATCGAACGACCCGGACGTCGTCAAGGCTTACGAGGACACGGTCGCCAATCTGCCGACGGTGGCAATCTGGCGGCAACTCAGCCCGGCGCAGCTCGAGGCCGACCTCGGCCGGCGTGCCGCGCAGATGCGCGAGACCGGTGCTGACAGTCGGTCGCTCGCGCTGATGAAAACCGGTACCGACCTGCTCAAGACCATGCGCAAGGAGATCGGCGACGACCCGCTGGGGTGGGCCGAGCGCAGTGGCACCGTACCGGTCGGTATGATCGACTTCGCCAAGCCGGACGCCACCACAGACATGCGGACCCGGATCTCCGCTGCCGACATCGTGGCGCAGCAGTACGGCATCGCGCCTACGTATCTGCGCCCCGAGGAGCGGCGGTTCCTGGAGGTGCAGTCGGCGGCCGGCGGCGACGCCATGCTGGTGTTGGCGCAGCGGATCAATACCGGGTTCGGCGACCGCGCCCCGAAGGTGCTGGGCGAGATTTCCACTGCGGCACCGGTGCTCTCGCACATGGGCGGCCTGCTCACCGGCAGCCTGTTCGGCGGCGGCTCGACCACGTTTGCAAACGACGTCGCCGAGGGCGTGCAACTCAATCAGAACGCCGAAACCAAGAAGATGCTTCCGCACTGGGCGCAAAATCCAACTGACAGAGTGATGCAGTTCCAGACGAACCGCCGCGTCGATCAGTTCGGCGATGCGTTTCTGCTGATCCCGGAGAACGGCCGGGCCGCTTCGGAATCCGCGCGCAATGCGTTCACCGTGCGCGCGATGCGTAACGGCTATGATCCAAGCGGCATCGACCTCGGTGGCACGACGGCGAAGGCCTATAACACCGCGCTCCAGGAATCCGCGGGCGCGACCTTCGCATCGGACGGAACGCAATACGGCGGCATCACCAGTTATGGGACCAAGCCCGGAACGTGGTTCGGATCGAACAAGGTGCTGGTGCCGTCCAACATCAAGACCGGCGAATTTGGCCGCGTCATCGGCGCCGTCACCGACGAAGACCTCAAACTGATGCCGATCTCGCCGGCGGACGGTTACAAGGCCTCTGACATCCGCAACGCCGTTCCGGTAGCCGTGCCCGGCGGCTACCGCTTTGCGCAGGGCGATCCGGCGTCCGCCGATCCGAAATGGGTGCGCGGCGCCGACGGCCGGCAATTCGTGCTGCCGCTCGACAAGCTGGAGCCGGTGCTGCGCACGCGCGTGCCAGGCGCCTTCCTCGGGAGCCGCTGATGTTCGACAGCGCGCAGCTGCGCCAGAACGAGGGGCCGGTGACGTGGGCTGAGCCCGGCGGCAGCACGCCGCTGTCTGAGCAGATACCGAAGATCATCGGCGGCGTGGCGCGCTCGACCCCGATCGGCGCGGCGACGATGGCCGAGGTCGATATCCTACGCAATCCGAAGCCCTACACCGACATCTTCACGGCGGCCGAGCGGCAGACCCGCCTGGTGGACAACTTCTTCGCCGAGGACCGCGCCAAGGAAGAAGCCTACGACCGCCAGATTGCGGCCGTGAAGGAGGCCACCGGCGTCGAGCTCCAGAACCCTTTGCGCGGTGGCTACGCCCAGGAGGCGCGCCACCGCATCCGCGACGAGGTGCGCGCCGGCGGCATGACCCCGATCGATAGCAAGGGCGGCATCCCGGAGTATCAGCGGCGGATGTACGACGAGAACCTTGCTGCGGTGCGGGAGAAACACCCTGACCTCCCCGAGGCCGACCTCGCGGTTTCCACAATCGCCCGCTCGGTCGCCGCCGAGGCCGAGAGCGTGAAGCCACCGACCGCGGGCCTCGACCCGGTGGGCGCGTTCGGCGCCTCCATGGCGGGCGGGCTGTGGGCCGGACGACGCGACCCGCTGTTCGTGGGCTCCCTGTTCGCCGGGCCAACCTCCGCGGTGGGTGCCACCACAACGGCCCGCATTGCCTCAGCGGGACTCTTTCAGGGCCTGTTCAATGCCGGGCTGTCCGCGCTGGAGCAACCATCCGTGCAGGCATGGCGGGCCGATATTGGCGCCAAGTCGGGCACCCTGCCGGCGCTGGAGAATGTCGGGCTGGCGTTCGTGTTCGGGCTCATTCCTGGGGCCATCTTCCGCGGTGCCCATGAGGCCACCGCGGCGCGCGGAGCGATCGATCGGGTGATGGGCGGCAAGGCCGAGCCGGCCGATATGGAGCCGCTCCGCAAGGTGCTGGCCGCGCTCGGTGACGACGAAGCCGCCACCCCGGCGCGCGCGATGCGCATGGGCGAGGAGATGGGGGAGGCCGACAAGGCGCTGATCCCGCCGGCCGGTCGCGACGTGGCGCCAGAGCTGCACGACGACATGATGGCGGCAGCGCTCAAGCGGGCAGACGATCCCGAGGCGCCGGCGCCCGAGGCCATCGCGGCACTGCGGCAGCCGGACCAGGAACTGGCCGCCCGTGTCGAGGAGGCGCGCCCGCAGAACATCCAGGAGGCGCAGGTTGCCGCCACCGAGGTACTGGAGCAGCGCGGCACGAAGGCGACCGCCACGCGGCTGAGCGAGGAGCTGGACGCCTTTCACGGCACACCGCATGCGTTCGAGGATTTTGATGCTGCAAAGGCGCCGTTCTACTTTACTCCGCATCCCGACGTGGCGTCTGGTTACGCCTTCCAAGCAAACATTGCCCGGCCGGATGCAACGCCAAATGTGAGGCCGGTCTCGCTGAGCATGAAGCGCCCCTATGAGGTTGATCGGCGCAACGATCCGGGGAGCGTCGGGAATGCCAGAAACCCCGAGTGGCTGCGCGAGCATGGCTACGACAGCGCGGTCCTGAAAGACCCGCTCGACCCGAAAGCGACGGAATACCTTGTTCTGGACAAGTCGCAGATCACTCCAAAATTCATCGCACCGAAGTTTGCAGCCAAGGACCCGCTCGGCAAAATCCCTTATGTCCGTGATGATGGCACGCCGACCACGATCTCGGCGGCGCAGGCTGCAAAGATCGGGCAGCGCGAGGGCGAACTCGGCATGCTAGTCAGGAGCTGCAAATAATGGCCGGCTTTGACGACTGCATTCGATCCGCGGTGTCGCAGGGCTTCCTCAAGGATGACGAGGCCGAGGCGTTGCTGTCGCGCTACCGCGAGCACGTCGACGCCCAGCGCGCGAGCGGCATCATGGACGCCGATGCCGGCGCCAAGGCCGCGCTGGCGAAGGAATTGGACGAGGCGGGGGCGGTCAAGAAGGCGGTCGCCGACGGCGGGATCGCGGCGCGTGACCGGATCGCCGGCTACCTGCGCGACTATCGCACCCTCGACGGCAAGCCCGATGCGTTCGAGGCGGCGGTCAACCTGCTGGAGAACTTCGGCGGCGGGACGGCCTCGGTGAAGGGGCGCGGCGAAGCGATCGCGCGTGCGTCGCAGGCTGATTTGTCAGAACTGCTGAGCAATTTCCGCCGATCGCGCCTGACCGGGGAGCGGTTTAACAAGCCGAAGATGGAGAACGTGGTCCGCGAGGCGTTTGGTGAAAACACCGGCAGCGCCGAGGCGAAGGGCATGGCCAACGCGCTCGCCAACGTGTTCGAGGCGCGGCGCACCGACTTCAACAAGGGCGCCGGGTTCGAAGCGATCGGCAAGATCGACAACTGGATGCCGCAATCCCACGACGCCTATGCGGTGCTGGCGGCCAAGTTCGAGGGCTGGCGCGACTTCATCAAACCCCGGCTCGATATCGACCGCATGCGCGACCCCGCGACCGGCGGCAAGCTGAGCCCGGAACGGCTCGACGAGGCGCTCAAGGCGTCGTGGAATCGCATCGTGACCGGTGGCTGGGACAAGCGTGAGCCCTCGGCGCAGCCGTTCGGCATGGGCTCGGTCGCCACCCAGCGCAGCGAGCACCGGTTCTTTCACTTCAAGAGCGCCGACGACTGGCTGGCCTACAACGAGAACTTCGGCAGCGGCGATCCCGCCAAGGCGATCTTCAACCACATCCGCGGCATGTCGCACGACATTGCCGCCATGGATGTGCTCGGCCCGAATCCGAACAGCACCGTGACCTGGCTCAAGCAGGTGCTGCAGAGCGAGGCCGGCAAGTCGATCATCGGCGAGCCGTCGCTGCTGCGCGGCGTGGCCACGCCCGACACCGGCGCCCGCATCGCGAACCGCCTGCAGGCCGTCTACGACACCGTGCAGGGCCCCGAGATCGTGTCGAAGCGCGTGGCCAAGGCGTTCGGCGACGTGTCCAACGTGTTCGTCTCGGCCTACCTGGGCTCGACCTCGGTGCTATCGGCCGTCACCGATCCGTTCATCGACCGCTCGGCTCGCTACTTCAACGGCCTGCCGCAGTGGCGCGCGCTCTACGGCATCGTGCACGCGATCAAGAACGGCCAGACCCGCGAGCAGGCGATCCGCTCCGGGCTCGGCCTCGACGACTTCCTGCACATCATGGGCAGCGAGGCTCGCTATGCCGGCACGCTCGGCGGCGGCGAGACCACCCGCTGGCTGGCCGACCGCACCGTGAACCTCAACGGCCTCGAGGCGATCACGCAGGCGCGCAAGAGCCGCTTCGGCCTCGACTTCCAGGCCATGGTGGCGGACCACGCCGGGCAGACATGGGACGAGTTCGGCGCCAAGAACGAATACGGCCGCCGCGCATTCGAGCGCTATGGCTTCAACGAGAAGGACTGGAACGCGCTCCGCAAGACCGACCTGTGGTCACCCGCGGAAGGCTCGGCCGGCTACCTGCAACCCACCGACGTCAAGAACCGCGACCTGAAACTGCGCTACCTGGAGATGATCCTCGGCGAGACCGAGCGGGCGGTGCCGACCGGGACGGCGCGGTCGCGGGCGATCGTGGCCGAGAACATCAAGCGCGGCACCGTGATGGGCGAACTGATCAACTCGGGCCTGCAGTTCAAGTCGTTCGTCATGTCGTTCACCGGCATGCAAATCCAGGCGATGCAGCAGGAGCTCCACCAGGGTGCCGCCGCCGGCGCCGCCTATGCTGGATCCATGTTCGTCGGCCTGACACTCGGCGGGGCCATGGCGGCGCAACTCAACAACCTGATCGGCGGCAAGGATTTCCAGCCGATGGACCCGACCACGGGGCAGGGCGTCAAATTCTGGCTGTCGGCATTGCTCAAGGGCGGCGGGCTCGGCCTGATGGGCGATTTCCTGTTCCAGGATTTGACCCGCTTCGGCCACAGCGTAGGCGAGCAGCTGTCGGGCCCGACCATCTCGCTGGCGTCGGACCTGACGGCGCTGACGGCCGGCAACATCCAGAAACTGGCGACCGGCAAGAAGACCAGCGCAGCGCGGGACGCGATCAAGCTGGCGGGCCGCAACGTGCCCGTGGTGTCGAGCCTGCCATACACCCGCGCGGCGTATCAGCGCATGGTCATCGACCAGTTGCAGTACCTGGCCGACCCCGAGGCCCACAAATACTTCCGCGAGCAGGAGATGCGGCTGCGGCGGGATACGGGCCAAGGATTTACGTGGAGACCAGGCGAGATGTCGCCGGAGCGGTTCCCGGAATTTGTCTCGCCGCGTAAATAGGGGTGCGTTGCCCGCCCTGGTGGTGGCGGCATCTTCGCGCCCATGCGCAAGCTCCTTGCAGCCGCTTTCCTCGCCATTTCGCTGGCGCCGGCCTTTGCGCAGGCGCCGCCGCCTGTGCCCGCTCTCCCGGACACTGAGCGCCGCACCGCCTACGTCCTCAGCAGCCAGACCGGGCCCCTGTCCGTAGGGTTTGCGATCTACGGCGACAGTACAGACTTCGTCGATTGGATCCATGTCTGGGTCAACGGCGTACAGGTGACCACCGGCTGGACGCTGACCAGCCCCACGGGTGCGCTCGCCTCAATCCCCCGCCCGATCACCAACGCGCAGATCACGTTCGCGGTCGCACAGACTGGGACCGTGCAGATCGTCGGGGCCCGGCGTCCGCGGCGGCTGTCCCAATTCAGCGAGAACCGCGGCGTCGCGGCGCGCGACCTCAATGTTGTGATTACCGACCTGGTGGCGCAGAACCGCGAGCAGTGGGACTTGCTCGAAAACCGGGTGCTGCAGGGCATCCCCGGCGAAGTTCTCAGCCCGCTGCCGCCGGCCGCGACCCGCGCCAGCAAGCTCCTCGGCTTCGACGGCAACGGCAACACCGCGGTCTACGACCTCGGCACCGGTGGCGGCGGTGGTGGCTCCGGGGTGTCGGTGCTCAATTGCACGTCGCCCATCGTCTGCACGCCAAGCCCGATCACGTCTGTCGGCACTGCGTCGCTGGCGGCCTCCGGCGTCGTGGCTGGGAGCTACGGCTCGAGCAGCCAGATCCCGGTGATCACGGTGGACGCGTTCGGGCGCATCACGTCGGCGACCTCGGTCGCAGGATCGCAGGCCTGGGCGAACATCACCGGCACACCGACCACGCTTGCCGGCTACGGCATCCAGAGCCCGTTACGCGTGATCGAGGGCGGCACCGGCGGCCAGAACTTCACCGCCAATGCCCCCATCCTCGGCAACGGCACCAACTCATTTATCTCCGGCAGCCGCAGGGGCACCACGACGGTGTTCACGACCGCGAGCGGCAGCTTTACGAGCGGCAATTGCCTGCAGGCCGATGTTAACTCCAACATCGTGGATGCAGCGACGCCATGTTCGGGCGGCTATCAGGTGACCAGCGTCATCGCCTTCGGGGCAGTGGGCGATTGTGTGGCCAACGACACCACCGCATTCCAGAACGCCGTCACCGCTGCCGCAGCAGCAGGCGGTTCCGGCGTGGTCTATGTCCCGCCGGTCGCTGCGGGCAAGTGCTACCGCGTGGGCGCCATCAACGCCACGAAGAAAGACGGCATCACCGTTCGCGGTAATGGCGATCAAAGCCTGATCAAGCCGATCGGCTTCTCCACGACGAACCACATCTGGTGGGATCTGTCGGGCGCGAAGAATGTGCGGTTTGAAAACTTCAAGGTCGAGTATGACGGCGCCACGATCCCCGACATCCTGTTCCTGACAGCCGGCGTCAGCGGCTACGCCGGCGACGTCGTGTCGGGCATCCACTTCAACGGCGTGAACATCGACGCCCAGAGTGCCAAGGCTCACCTGTACGCTTACGGCGTCAGCTGGAGCGGCTCTGGCAGCATGGGTGCCGGTGGCATGTCGTGCACCAATTCGACGTGGTACCAGCGCAAGAACGGATTGGCCGCCGCAAACCCGAGCCTGCGCACCGCCGTGATGGTGCTCAACGGCATCAACACCTGGGCAATTGCCAGCGACTATCAGACCCTGACTGTCGCCAACCCCGGCAACAACTCGATCCTGCTCAACAACTGCAACTTCATCGACTTCCCGGCCGGGTTTGGTGCGGGCTTCATCAGCAACAACGCCGGGTTCATCGCGGTCACGACCGGCGTCCTCACGTCGAATGGCGGATCGATCCAATGCGTGTGCGATACCGACGCGGTCTACTACACCAACAACGAGGGCTTCAATTACAACGGCACGGCCTTCCTGCCGAGCGATGGCACCGGCACGACGGTCCACTATTGGCAGCGGTTCGGCGGCGGCACCAACGGAAGCTTTACGTTCAACGCCGTGTTCTGGTCCGTCCCCACGGTCAACTTCATCGGGTGGGATCCAGCCGTCGCCGGCGAAGGCGGAATACACCATCTGAATATTTTGTCGCCGGACATTGGCGGCAACACCGGCCTGGTCTTCTTCATGCAGACCACGTTTGCGTGCGCCGCGCCGGCCGCCACCACATGGATCGCCATCTCAAAGCTCGAACTCCCGAACGGCGCCAACAATATCCAGGTCTGCGGTGACATCGACAGTCACACGCTGATCCAGAACCCCGGCACGGTCGCGTTGCCTGGCGGCGCCACCGACAACTCGCACCACTTCTGAGGGCTGCATCATGATCCTCGACACCAATCACAACACGACCGGCAAGCTCGATCAGCTCAAGCAACTCGGTTACACCCACCTCATTCGCTATATCGCCACGGCTGACAAATCGATCACCGCTTCGGAAGCTCGCGCGATCGCAAACGCCGGCATCCTGCTGGCGACCGTTTACGAAGCTTGGGGCGACACCAAGAACGAGCTCAGCAGCGCATTGGGTATCGCACATGCGCAAGAGTACATCCGCAAGGCGCCGCTGATCGGGCAACCGTTCGGATCGGCCATGTACTTCGCGGTCGACTCCGATCAGCCTGGGAATGAGATCCAGAACCAGATCGTCCCCTATTTCCGGTCCATCAAGGCCGTGATCGGCACTCAATACCGCATCGGCGTCTATGGTCCTGGGTCCGTGTGCGCCGCGCTGTTGGACGCCGGCCTCGTTGAGCTTGCGTGGCTGGCGAACGCCACGGGCTGGTCCGGTTTCAACGCCTTCAAGGCATCGGGGCGCTGGAACATCCTGCAGCATCTGCCCAAGACGATCGCCGGGCTCGACACAGATCCCGACGAGATCAATCCGGCGCGGCCGGACATCGGCGCGTTCGTTCCGTTTGGCGCCGTCGCACCAGGCGGCCCGGTGACGGAACTGCATGATGCGCGGTGGCTGCAAGCACGCCTGAATGCGGCAGGCGCTAATCCGCGATTGGCAGAGGACGGCAGTATTGGAGCGCTCACGCTCGCGGCGATGATCGCGTATGTGGAAAAGCAAACCTAACCGGAGATCGGAAAAATGTCGCAAGAACAGGTGATGGAACAGCTTAAGCTGCTGCTCCCCGCGATCGGCTCGATCCTGACCATGCTCGGGATCATGACCCCGGCAGAATATGCATCGTGGGCCACCGCAATCCTGGGAGCCATTGGGCCGATGTTCATTCTCGGCGGGATGATCTGGGGTGTGGTCGACAAGACCCGCGCGTCGCTGATCCGCAAGGTCGACGTGATCGCCAAAGATCCGACCTCGGCGGTTCTGGGCATCGTGACCACCAACAATGCCGAAGGGCGCGATCTATCGGCCAGCATGGATGGTAACACCACCGTAACGGCCGGCACGCCTGCGGCCGCCAGCATGGCGAGGGCCGCTTGATGCGCAGGATTATCGCGCTTCTTGTCGTCGCGCTCGCCCTTTCTGGTTGCGCCAGCCTGCAACGGGCTCTTGACGTCGCCAACATCGCGACGGCATCGATCAGCAATCCGGTGACGCCGACCATGCTCTACGACATGGAAAACGGCGCGATCATCGCCGTGGCGGCGCTCAACGCCTACCGGCAGACTTGCGTGCAGGGCACGATCCCGCCGAGTTGCAAGACCGTCATCCGGTCGATCCAGGTTTACACCAGACAGATCCCGCCTCTGCTCGCCGCGCTGCGGAAGTTCGTCCGGGAGAACGATCAAGTGAACGCCGTCATCGTCTACAACGCGATTGGCAATCTGATCGCTGGGCTCCGGGCGACGGCAGCGCAGAACAACGTGGGGGTGCCGTAGCATGGATGTGGTTGCGATCTTCGCCCTGATCGAGAAGGGCATCACGGTGGCCGAGGTTCTGATCAAGGCCGGGCAGAGTGCAGCGCCAGCCTTTCAGGCTCTCAAAGACCTGATCACCGGTGCCCGCGAAGGTGCCGTGACCCAGGCGGAAGTGGACAAGACCGACGCGCTGCTGGATTCGCTGCTTGCCGAATTCAATCAGGACATATGAATGGGCGAGCTTGCGCAGTTGATAATGAGCATCGGCCTGCTGATAACCGCGATCATGTCGGTGGTGTCCTACGTGGGGCAACGAAGGAACGCCTCATCGATTAACCAACTGGTGGTCAACACCAATGGGATTCAGAAGGCGCTGACCAAGGTCACGGGCGAAGCCGAGTACGAAAAGGGCGTTAAGCAGGGCAAGGCGGATCAAGTCGCAGACGATATCCGCAAGCCATAGGAGGCAACCATGTCTCTCGGGACAATCCTACTCATTATTCTGATTGTGATCCTGCTCGGGGGATTTTCTGGGCTCGGCGGTGGCCGTTTCTACGGCACCGGCTACTACGGCGGCGGCGGGCTCGGGCTCGTCGTGATCATCCTCGTGGTGCTGCTGTTACTCGGCCGGCTGTGACGATTGCCTCGGAGTACGTTGACCGCGACTCCCTCAAGGATATGGAACAGCGGCTTACAGCGCATATAAACCGATTGGCTGATACGGTTGAGCGGCGCCAGCCAAAGTAGATGGACATCCTCATCCCGCTATTCTGGATTGCGCTGATTGCCATGTTCATGGGGCTCGCGCTGTACCAGAGCCGACACCGGGGCGATGGCTAGGTTGATCTCTTGAAAATGAATTCAGTTTGACAATAGATGACGCCAGCTTTTTCCAGACTGGACATCCCGTATTGTGGCATCGGTGACTCCAAATTGGGCGGCGAGCGAGACTTGAGTTTGCCGTCCCTTCATCGTTCTGATGTGAAGCACATGAGCGGGCGTTAGCTTGGGATGCCCCTTCCAGCCGCCGATAGATTTGGTGCCGTGAGAGCGCCGGTCTAGTTGATTGCGCCCCCTCGTAGCCCACGAGAGATGCCGCGGATTTACGCAGCCTTTGTGCCCATTTCCGCACGAATGGGCGGCATCGTAAGACGGCCCAGGGGGATCGCCATGCACCAGAATGCACATCAGGCGGTGTGCCCAGTAGCTCTTGCCGAGGTGGCCTATTCTGCCATAGCCATTTGAGCCATCCGTACAGAACGGCCACTTCACGCATTCCGCTGGTGCATCCACAAGGAGCGCACGAAGGAAGTCGATCGTCTTCCCCTTGCCCTTGTTGTAGGGTTTGCTCATTCGGGTGTCCTCTTCATTCTAAGACTGCGGCTCGCAGGCCACGACCTCGAATTTCTCGTACTTCCGCTCGGCCATCGTCTCCAGAGATCCGCGCGCCTTCTCAATTGCGCGGTTTCCAGCGGCCTCTTTGCTCACGCCAATCGCTAGTCGGGTGTGTTCCTCGCCTGTAGCGACGCGCCGCAGCGTGACCTTGTATTTGGTCTTCATTTATCCCTCCTTCGACGATTGCCCAAGAGCGAAGCGCTCTTTGTAAACCAAGTCGGCTTCGCGCAACGCGGTGACGATGCGCATTCGGTCGGATTCCGAGACCCGGTAGCCGGAGATATATACATCGCCACTCTCGATCATGTCGGCAAGCCTAAGCTCGACGGTCTCGGCTTCACCGGGCAAGCGAGGGGACGTGGCAAGGGTTTCACTCATCGTGTTGACCTTTCGCTTATGAGTCTTCGTAAAATTTGTCGATGCTCTCTTGCGTGCCGTCAGTCGCCATCGCCACGCAGATATCCGCCAAGCTCATCATTATGATTTCGAGCTTCTTGTCGGGCGATACGGTTTCCTCCCGACATTTTGTGAGCCACCCCATTAGATTGGAATGGGTGATTTTCAAAAGTTGCTTGTTCATTGCCCCTCCTTCGTTCCCTGCTCAGAAATGATGCGCGATTGCTGCGGCAAGGCCGAGGATCGCGACGCCCAAGATCATGTAGAGCGGCCAAATCGGAAGCTGGTTCCCGTGGCCCCGGTATCCGTGTCTGAATCTAATCAACTCGACCTCCATCTATTGCCTGCTCAAGAGCGTCTCGCTTCCACCCATCGGCTAGGCGTGTCTTTAGGTCCATGCACGGCTCGCAGACCGAGACGCTCACCGGATGGCGAGCGCCGCACCCAGAGCACATCCAAGTTACTCGGTAAAATCTCTCCAACTGCGCGTCGTTATCGTCGGCCATGTGCATCTCTCAGGTATCAGCGGCGGTGCGGTTGATCGGGGGCGCCCACCAGCTTGCGCAGCCGATCGCGCAACGTCTTGCGGTAGATGGCATCCGGCACGGGGTTATCGATCTCGCTGAGATATGCGGAAACCGCCTCGTGTAACGCGATATTCTCAGCCTCAACCTCTTGCTGCGGTCGCGTCGTCATCTTTCAACCTCCTTCGTTGCCTCACCGTCACTGCCGGCGATTGCCGGCGGGGGCGTCGGATGATCCGCAAGTTCCTTCAGCCGGAATTCTCGTATGACACTTTTGTACGTCTCTATCTTTCCGCGCGCCTCAACCAGGAGCGCGGAGAGGGCGTCGACGGTATCGCGTCGGTCGTACCAAACGCCGTGAACGTGAATCGTCTCTGGCGCGTCTCGATATTGCTCTCGCTCAGTCATCGTCACTGCGGGTCCTTTTCGATTGAAGCCGCATAAGCCTCGGCGTTTGCTTGGTCTGCCCATTCACGCAGTTCTGCCGAGAATTGAGGGTTTTCGTCCTTGATGACCTCGGCATATTTTCGCATCGCCATGCGGGATGCCTTGGCGAAGATGTCGTTCCCCTTCGGCTTGAGCACGAAGTATTTCATGAGCAGTCCGTCCATAGTCGTGTCTCCTTCTACGATTTGAGATCACCGAAGGCGTTTTCGCTATCGGTCGCACCACGCCAGATCGCACGGCTCGCCTGCCTCGTTTGGCGGTTCATACTTGCCCCTTGGGGAGTTGGCCCACTTCACGATTTCCTCAATGCCGGTCGCGCCCATGAACTTGTTCGGTCGGAACATCGTGCAAGGCTTACCCTTGGAGCTGTAGCCGAGGTCGTCCTCGATCCTCTTGATCTCGGCTATGTCGTGCTCGTCCCAGCGGGAGATGTCAGCCCGACCCGAGTTGATGCACTTGCATTCCTCGGAGCGGTGCGGCAGCGGCTCAAAGCCGGCACGGCGTATCAGGACGTTGCGATCATCCTCGGTCATTTCGGCGAGCGGGGCGACGACGCACCGGCCCCCGTCGTTCGCGCTATTGAGGATGAACGCTGGATGGGCGGCGCGGTGGCTGCTTTCCTCACGACGGACGCCGGTCATGATTATCGCCCGGCCGTCCGGGTCGTTCTTTGCCAACCACTCTATTGTCGGCTTGATCTTCAATTCCTTGGTGCAGAATTGCATGAGCCGCTGTGGCCACATCTTCTTGCTGCGCACCAGCGCTTCCATGCCGATGGATGTCGTGCGGTCGGCGTGAAACCCAACGATCAGATTGACCCACCCTTCCATCACCTCGACACGTTCGGCCCACGCCTGCCGAGCCCATCCGGTGTCGGAATAGAGGACCGTCACCCCATCTAGGCCAGCTTCGCGTGCCCACTGGATGAGGGCGACGCTGTCGTTGCCGTAACTGGCGCGAACGACGAATCTAAGTGGGCTAGAGACAGTCACGACGTTCGCCTTTCGATAAGCCGAATAGTTCCCAGCAGCCGAGGATCAGGGTCGGTAAAACGGTTGCGATGGTGATTATCCAATCCATGAACAGCCTCGTTTGTGTGATGTCAGTGAACTTCGTTTGTTTTTTCCTCGACCGGACTCATCGGCCTGGGATAGCGATCGGCAAGCCACGCCAGCGCGTGGGTCATCTCATTCTTGCAGTGGTCGACAAAGGCCCCGTTCCACGATCGCCGTCTGCTGCCGCGCTCGTATTCGATCTGGCCCCACATTACATACATGGCGGCTTCAATGATCTCGATCGCCTCGGCTTCCGTCGTCGGGCGGCGCATCTCGTATTTCATGGAGTTGCCTCGTTTGTGTCGAGAAGTCGAATGGCTTCGTCCGCATATTGTCCCATGTCATTTGTGTTGCCGGGGCCGGCGGTTCGACGAATAGGTCCGGCGCATCGACCGCGGCCTGGATTCGCCGGCACGCGATTGCAAAATAATTAGGATCGATTTCGACGCCGGTGAAGCGACGACCGAGTTTCACGGCGGCCACTCCTGTCGTCCCGGACCCCATAAATGGGTCCAGAACCAATTCATGCTGATCCGAATATGTTCGGATCATATAGCTCATCAGGGCGATTGGTTTTTGCGTCGGATGGGCAACATGCGTAGCCGATACGATATCAAACGGAAGAATTGTCTTCGGGTATTTTCTATCCGTCCGCTGCCCTACATAACCGTATTGATTGCCATAGTTGTTAGATGGCGAATTTCTTTTTGGGCCAGGAGAAACGTGATTGGGCGCCCCCTGTGTAAATTGCGGGTTATAAGTTGGCTGGCGACGGTAGAATACGCAGATATCTTCGTGCTCGCGGAGGGGCCGTTTCTTCGCGTTCATGTGGCCCGTGGGGCGGCTTTTTTGCCAAATCCAACAATATCTGAATTCTTGCAATTGTGACGCTACCAACGTGGCAGTAAATGGCTGCGCCGCCGACATCACAACCGCGGCGGTGTCCTTCGTGCATTTCCAGATCAGCGGCCATAGCTCGGCAAGCGGGACAGCGCAGTCCCATGGGTTTTGAGTGATCCCATAGGGCGGGTCCGTAACCACTGCATCGACCCCCTCAATCGTCGGGATGATTTCACGGCAATCCCCGAGGTAGAGCGTGGCGCTGCCTATGGTTTCTATGCGTCCCATTCGCCCCTGTTCTCTTCCAATATTGCCCCGATTTCCGGCAGGTCCATTCCTGCCTCTAGCGCGAGTTCGAGAAATTCAACGTCGCCCATGTCGCCGCCCTCAAATGCCTCGATCAGATCTTGCAGGGGTTTCGGCATCGGTTTCTCCAAACGGCTTCACTGACTACTGAGGATTACTGGCTGCGCCAGCCGCGTTTGGCCCCGAGCTCGGCCAGCCGCTTTAACTGATCCTGCTCAGCGGTGAGCCTCGGTCGCAGCTTCCGTTGCAGGCGCTCGGCGTCGGTCCATCGGCGCCACAGCAGGAAGCGCTCCCACAGGGTGAGCCAGTGCAACTGCGCATCGCTGAAATGAAGGAGCGGCCCGTCGATGTGCTCGCGCATGATCCAGGGCGTGATCTTGCCGCCGATCTCTACGCCGCTGGCGCGCATCTCGGCCATGGTCTGGTCAACGAACGTTTGCATCATCTTCTCCACGCCGCACGAGGCGGCAATTCGCGGAGCCGATGACTGACAGTCTCTAATTAGATCAAGGGGGTAATGCTGCCTGCCTATCAGCAAACAGGGGTCGTAAGCTATTGAAAAACCTTGATCCCGTCAGTGACTGTCAGTCACCACTTTCGCTCTACGTTCTCACACGCAAGGTTCACTTCTTGTTCCGGCTCGCCGTTCGGATTTGCATCACCTTGGCGACCTTCTCAGTCGAGCCCCGGCTGTAGCCCTGGGTCGTCTTGATGTTGCTGTGGGTCGCGGCGTGCCGCACGTCCTCAAGCGATGCCCCGGCGTCGGTCGCCTCGCTGATCGCCCCTGCACGGGTATCCATGTTGTAGACCGCCGCTGGCACCTTGGCCGCCTTGGCAATCTCCCGCCAAAGGGTGCGGAACCTAGGCGCTCGGTATGGGCGTGAGGTGCCTTCGTAGATGATGACCGGGCCGCGATCGGGGATGCCGATTAGGTCCTTCAACTCCTCCATGACCATCGGCGCGAGTTTCAGGTCAACCGTGAGGTCTTTCTGCCGTTTCGACGTGGTGTGGCGCAGGATGAAGTCCTTGTCGATCGAGGACCAGCGCAGGCCACGGAGCCACTTCTTATTCTCGAATATTTCGTCGCTCATGCCGGGCTCCTCCATGGGAACCCATTCCCCAATCACATCCTTCTGCCGCAGCGTGCATTCGAACTGGAATGCTTGCGCCAGCGCGATCGATGGCAGGCCGCGTTCGTGTGCAGCCTTCCTGATGGCGATGGCATGTTCAGCGGTCAGGTGCTGCTCGCGGCCCTTGCCTGCCTCAAATCGCATGTTGTGCAGGATGACGGCGAGGCGTTCGCACTGGTCGTCTTCAAGGAAGGTGACGCCGAAACCGATCACAGTGCGCAATTTGCCCATCAGGCCGTGAGCCATATGGACCTTGGTGCCGCCCATCCATTTGGCGTGCCAGGCGAGCAACATGCGCGCCTTGATGTCCGACATCAGCGTGTCACCGTGCCACTCATCGAGCCGCCGCAGATCATTGCGGTAGCCAATGCGCGTCTGATGCCTGAGCTTGTGATACGGCGAGTCCTCGTCTGACTGGTAGCAGCGGATCAGGCTGCGCAGCGTGCCGTCAAAGTCTCCCATCGTAGGGATGCCGCCGCGCCCCCAAATGAGCATCTCGGTTTGCAGGCGATTGCATCGGTCGGAGATGTGGGCGCGGGTTGCTTCATCCAATTCCTCACCACGCCACAGACGCGCGGTCTTCGGTGTGTAGCCTCGCTCGACGAGGTCGGTTCGGGCTTGCCATGTGGCTACCCAATCCTTACTGCGCGCTCGCCATACGAGGCCGGGCGCGTCTTCGATGCGAGGTGGAGTCCTATCGCTCATTGCATGTCCCTCCGCTGGGATCTCCGCATGGGTGGCGACGCGGCAGCCGAGTGCGGTACCCGGTTTTCGGTGGCCGACCTAGCCGCGTCGAGCCGATAATTTAGCTTATTGGTCGCGTCGAAGTAATCCTTCACCGCGGGCCAATACCGTCTATCCCCCCACAACTTTTGTTTCTTCGGGAAGCCGCTGTTCGCCTTCGCATCGAGCATCGCCAGAGCGTCGCGGGCGATCTTCTCAGGGACGCCCATGCGCCGGATCATCTCTGCGTCCGTGATCCAGAGCGTGTCGCGGTCGTCTGTGGCGTCCGTATCGCTCACGGGGTTGACGCCGTAGAGGGGAGTGCAGCCCGCGCACGTAAGCATGCGGCTGCAAGAGCCCGGACTAGCGCGCCGGGGCTCCCCGGACGAAGTTCAACCTCGATGCCGCTATTCCAGTGCTCGATGACCGGGGGGCATTCGGCCAGCAGCCGTTCACGGTGCTCTGGATCGTTGTGGTCCGGGCAAACCGTGGCCTCGGAGCTCACGCAACAGGTCCCGCCACGCCACCAGAAGCCGGGCGGCAATAGCGTCAGCGCGGCGTCGATGGAGCCGGTGTACGGCGGCGCATCAGTATCGGCGTCAAGGCTGATGTGGTTGGCGATGTCGTAGTCCAGATCACGATCCGGCCCAGTCGCCTTCTCCAGCCTCTCGATGAGTTCGTTCATGGGGATTCCGCGGTCTGGAGTACGATCATTCTTTTTCTGGGGCTGGAGGCCAGTCGCCATCGGCGTCGAGATGGCCCGGCGGCCAGCCGCGCGCCACGATGTTCTTGGAGCGCAGGTATCGGTTCCAGGCCATCCACGCGTAGCGGAACGGCGCCACAATGACGTGCGCAATGATCATCGCCAGGATTATCGCGACGAACCAGTGCTCGCTTGCAAAGTCCCAGACGTTCATGTGCGCTCCGCAGAAGCATGTAGAGCCGGTCTTGCAACGTCGCAGTTCACGTCCAGCACCTTGCGCGGCATATACGGGAACAGCTCCTTCAAGAGCCGCGCCGTCTCGCAGATCGAGGCATACGCCGCGTCCGTGATCTCGTAGGTTGACCATCGGTGGCTGCAGGCAGAGCAAACCCGGCGGCGCCTCACGACCGGCTCAGTGCCAGCAGTCAGCGGCCGGCTGTCGATCACGCGGACGGACTGCTCTCCGCAGTGCGGGCAGCGATAGAGCGGGTCCTTGATGCGCTGATCGGCCATCTAGCCGCGCTCCCCTGCTGTCTGTGTAGAGAGATTTTTCAGTTCCCCCAGGCGCTCTCGTACATCCCACGGAAAATCGGCGCCGGACCCGATCGCGATTGTGACGGCTTCTGCAAGCGCAGCCTGCAACTGCTCGATCGTTGGCGCAGGCTCGCCACGGCGACTTGCGGAGGCTCTAGAAGTAGGTTCAGCCGCGTGCGTGGACGGCTCATGAGCCTCACCTGCAGAACGATCGTTCACGAGCGTTCGCCTTTGGAGAATGAAGGTGGATTGAGGAGTACCCTGTTCGAGGCCATGCGCCCGCGAACATTGACGGTCGGCTCATGCTCCCAGGAGTAGAGCTGGACCATCATTGCCTCCATCATGGAGGTGGAGATTTCCAGCGCGTCGCGCAGTTGCGCGTTCTGGGAGTTGAGCCGCTCGATCTCGTCGGCGGCCTTGTCCATTAGTTTCTCAGCCTCGCGCACTCCCTGTGGGCTCCCGTTGCCAACCCCACGCTTAAGCTCAGTGGCTATATCCATTTGAATTCATTCCTCAATCAAGTGTGCAGCCGTTTTCAACCAGACGCAGGTGCATCCTCGATCAGATGCTTGCCGAACTTTCCGCCGAACGTGTCACGCATGTGCTGCGCGGCGCGCTCCTCGCGCTCGGCCTGCGTCTCCTCGTTGAGGCGGATCGATTCCTTGTGATCCTGCTCGGACTTGATCGCGGACTTGAGGGCGGCGTGGCATGCGGTGGCGATGCCTTCGATGTGGGCCTCAAGCGCCACGGACTTGCGCGTCTCGCGGTCGCGCTGCGCCGTCAGTTCACGGATGGTCTGCGCCTGGTCGATGACGGTTTGCCGGCTCGCGTGCAGTTCCGCCATCAGCCGTGCGTTCTCGTCCGCGAGTTCATCACACTGGATCTCTCTGTCCCGAACGCGCTCCATGAAGTTCAGAACATCCGGGTGGTGAGGGCGCGGAGGCTCCTTGCGCTGAGTGGGACGCTGCGGAAATTTGGTGATGTCGTTCACGGATCCACCTCCTCGGTTTTTGGATACAACGCGATCAACTCGGCCTCCATCGGTCGGAGCCGTTCCTGCTCGGCCTTGGTGCGGCCTTTGAAGAAAGTCTTGAGCACGTCCTCGCCGCGGAGCGCAGCGGCTCGCGCCATATCCTCGAGCGAGAGACCACCGCCGATCAGATCCTGCGCGCTCGGCGTGTCGGTCGCCTGCATGTCGGCGAGCGCCTCGGCCTTGCCTTCGATCACCAGGCCGTCGCGCCCGATCCACGCGGGCTTGCCTTCCTCGTCGACCGCCTCGTCCATGCGCGCGGCGAGCTGCATCACGTTGAGCGGAAGCGATCGCGCGAGGCGCCGCTTCGCAGTCTTCTCGCACATCGCGGGGAAACCGATCGCCGTGTCGTTCCACGGGCTGTCGCTGCGCTTCGCGCCCGGCGACTTCGCCTTGACGGCCAGCAGATCGTCGATGCTCAGCACCTCGACCACCGGCGGGCGGTTGAGCGCGGTGGCGCAGGCCCACGCCGCGACGATGCGACCCTTGTTGTTCAGCAGCGGCTTGTGCCGCACGAAGGCGTTCGTGCCCTTCTCGTAGTCGAACTCGTCGCCTTCGCGAACGGTCGACCCAGTGATGGTCAGGCCCGCGCGCGCGCCAAGCGTGTTGTAGCCCTTGTAGCCGACGACGAGCTGCGCGCGCTTGGCAAACGGAATGAGGAACGCTTGCCCCGTCACGCCGTCAACCTCGAGGCCGAGGATCGCCGCGGACATGGCGGCGTTGAACAGCGACTGCCGATCGCACTCGAGCAGCGCCGGCAAGCGCTCGACCGACACCATCACGGTGCGCATCAGGCGCTCGGCGGGGAGGGAGGCCGGCAGCACCTGGGAGAAATGCGGTGCGAGCGGGCGAAGCTGGTTCTCAAATGCGACGAGGGCGTTCATTTCAGTCTCCGCTGTCGACGGTCATGTCGAGGCCGCACTTGGAGCACGCACCCGGATGCCATCCGCGCGAGTGATTGGCGCCGGGCCCGTCGACTTTGGTGTGCTGGCAAATCGCGAACCTCATCGCGACCGCGCGATAGGCGCCGTCCTTCCATTTCGTCCAAGCGACGATTCCAGAGCCGTGACAGCTGCCGCCCTGGCCGTAGTCGAAGAAGAAACGCGCGTGCCATGCCTTGTCGCCGCTGGGGAGAATTGCGGTGCCGCAATGCATCTCGCGATAGTGGAGGATCGCCGCGCCGACGTCGGTCTCGATCGGCTCAGCGTTCGGCAACGGCACTTTGCCATTGATGATCGGTTCCAGGTCCTGCTCAAGCGAATATCCGTCGTGCTTGTCCATCATCCACCTGCAAGGTCTGTGAGCATGGTCTCGTGCTTCGACGTTGGCTCAATCGGCGCCGGCAAATCCTTCGGCACATAGGCCTTGATCGTTGTGAACGTGCTCGGCTTGACGGCGTGGCCGGCGCGGCTCTGCTGCGTCGCGGTGAGCTTGATGCCGTGCGGGAGGATTGCCTCCTCGGCGTCCTCGATCACGGCCTTGAACAGCGCCTTGGATGCCTTCGCGGCCTTCTCGTGCGCGCTCGCCTCGGCGGCGTGGTAGTTCATCAGCTGCGCCTGATTGGCGAGCTCCTCGGCGCGCGGGTGCGTCGTCAGGTCGAGCACCTTGCCGACCACCGGCTTGAAGATTTGCGCCAGCAGCGGCATCTCGATCGTCTCGCCGAATGGCTCGCCCTCGCGCTTCGCGGCCACGTCGTCGAAAAACTTCTGCGCCTCGATGTTGATCGCATACCAAAGGTCGGGGATCGGCTTGCGCTCGAAATACTTCATCTCGCCGCAGACCCAGACCGCGATGACGCCCCATGCGAACGGTTTTGTCCCATCCCCGACCATCATCTGCTGCTGGGTCTGGATCTCGATGTGCTTCGGCAGCGACTTGCCGCCGTTCCACGTCTCCATCCATGTGCCGTAGTCGAAGCAGCACTTGGTCTCCAGCGCGCCGGGCCCGCGGTCAGGGCAGATGATGTCGGCGTCGCGCGTGCAGCCGAGCAGCCCGTGGCGCACGTAGTCGTCGCCGGCGTTCGGCCGGACCTCGAGGCGCAAGTCCTCGGCGGCCTGGGCGAGCAGGATCGGCTGCATCTTCGTGCCCCAGTTCATGCGGTTGTGCTCGGGGCTGTCGATCGGGTCGCCGTGGATGAAATGCCGCGCCAGCATCCAGCGGGTCAGGTACGGCGAGGCGCCGAACAGCGCCGGCGTCTGCGTGGCCGAGAGGGTCGCCTTGGTGGGATCAGGCATCTTGCAGCTCTGCCGCCGGTGTGGGGGAAAAGATTTCCTTGGAGCGGGCCATGCCGTCGCGCTCGCCCTCCAAGTGCGTGATCACGAGATAGTCCGCGATGTATTCAAGCTGTTTGCCCGGCGTCATCTGGGTGTAGATCAGCGCCAGGATCGCGGCCGCGCGGTCCATGGCCCAGTCGGGGCGGGTGCTCATTGCGCGAGCCTCCCCTGCCGGACGTTGATCTCGGCGATGCACGACGCGTAGTCGAAGGCGTCCATCTCGCCGATGTCCTCCTCGCCGCTCTGGGCGCGATCGAGGAACCGGCCATAGCGGGCCGTCCAGCTGATCAGCAGGTTGGACAGGAAGGGTTCCCGCTCGGCGGGGTCGAGGTTAGCCAGCCGGGCGTCGAGCCGCGCGGCGAAGTCCAAGACCTTGGTCTCGGATGCCGCCGCACTGGCCGCACCGGCGGTCAGGGCTGCGGCAGTGAAGGGGGATTGGTGCATGGGGTTCTCCGGTTCGGAAGCCCCTAGCTACTCCACGTTTCGTGAAGTAGTCAAGTAGAAAATCCACACTACGTGAAGTTACCCAGCTGGACGTTCGGCCACTGCGCGCATGACCGCGTACAGGACGACGCTCGCAAGCGCTCCAACGGCTAGGCCACCAAGCAACTGCTGGGCGTCTCCCCAGCGAGGAAAGAAGCGGGAGGAAAACAGCAATGACAGGATGACGAGAGATGCCGAACCACCCAGCAGCGGGTAGAGGAGGCGGCGCATGAGCGTTGGCTCCTTCACGACTATTGGCGGCCGCTGGCGCGGTTCGGCGGGTCGGCGTGGAGCGCGAACTTTGGCGAGAAACGCCCTCAAAAACAGGGTTGCCACTATGATAGCTAGACCAAGAAACACAAAAAACGCGTTCTCTGCGGGGCTCACATCACGCTGCCAAGCTAGCCTCCTCGCGGCGTATCTTTCGCATCAACTCGATGTCGACGCGGGCCGGATCGCCCCGATATAGCCAATCCAGGGTAAATCCAAACTCGTGGCACAACCTATCGGCCACATCCAAATCGAGCATGCGGTCCCCGCGCTCGTAATTTGACCACTGAGTGGTCGTGCACGGCCCCACGCGCGCGACCAGCGCCGCTTGGGTCAACCCAAGCCCGCGCCGCGTCGCCAGCAGCCGCCTTCCCACAACGTCCATGCGAATCTGAGCCACGGCCCCATTCAACAACACGTTGTGTGAAGCCTCTATCGCCGAGCCGTGGAGGCTTGACAACTTCACGTTATGTGGAGTAGTTGGCGACATGCTCAGTTCAGTGGAAGCCGTCGTCGATGCCGTTGGTGGGGCCGCCGCAGCCGCAGGGATCGCCGGTGTCGGCATGTCAGCCGTGAGCAATTGGAAGGCGCGCGGGTGCATCCCGGCCGAAAACTTCCTCTGCTTTTCCGAGGCCTTGAAGCGTGAGGGGAAGGAAGCTGACCCAGCTGTTTTTGGGTTCAAGCTTCCGGCCGAGGCGCGTGCATGACGGCGCCTCGGAAACCTTATGATTATTGCCATTGGCCCGTCCCCGGCGAGGGTGCCCACCAACTGACGGTATTCTGTCACACCTCAGACACATCGGAAAGCCTACCGGGTTACAGCCAAGTTTTCGTTGAGGGTCATAGCGTTTTGTTGCGTCAGTGGGGGCGTTCGTCGTCATGCATGGAACTTTGCCGCGTAAGTCGCGGGTGTCAATTCGGCCCCGTCCAACAAGTCGGACCCAAAATACTGAGGCGCTACCGCTGGTGTTTCGCGACGTCGCGCTCTTGGCATTCCCGCGCAAACCAGCCGCAGCACTTGGCCACCTCACCGGTGCGTCCCGCAGCACGATTTACACATGGCTCTCCGGTGAACACGAGCCGCCTGCCCACGTGCTCGCGATCGTGCTCGCCGAATTGATGAAGCGTCTAGCGGGCCGATAGCCCGTCGTCAGTTGCGTGCGTGTTCGCGGCCTGCCGATCCCGGCGGGCTTTTCGGCATTCAACAGGGAGATCATCATGGGAAGGCGGAAGCAGAAGGACATTGAGGAAGCGATCGCGGCGAAGCCACCAGGCATGGGCCACAACAAGGCCGAGCTCACCGAGGACGAGAAGCGCGCGCTGCACTATCGGCATTGCCGCGAATACGAGGTGGCGCTGACCGCGAAGAAGAAGGCCGATGCCGAGATCAAGAATTGCGGCAAGCGCATCAAGGCCGAGGACGACTCGGTGACGAAGGTCAAGAAGACCATCCAGGCGCGCACACCGGAAGGCGAGGCGGCGCTCAAGGCTGAGATCACCGAGACCGCCGAGGTGCTGCGCTGGTCCGGCACGAACGTCGGCGAGAATGCGGACCTCTTTCCGGTCGACCGCACGCCGGCGATTGAACGTGCTCGAGCCGAAGGCAAGCGCGTCGGCCTCGAGGGCGGGCCGTGCAGCAACCCGCATGATCCGTCCGTGCCGCAATACCAAGCCTGGATGGATGGGTGGCAGGACGGGCAGGGCGTTCTCGCCTCGGCCTTCAAGAAGGCGCCCACCATGCCGCCCGAAGGCGAGCACGCGAACGAAGCGGACGTCAGCGACCCGCCGTTCGCAGCACCTGCAGCGGAGGCGAGCGCCGGGGCATCGGCGTGAGCATCGCATTCCTTCCCCGTCAGAAATGGAGCCGCCCCGGTCACGCGCTGGGACGGCTGCCTACGGGCGCAATGAACAAGTCCGAGCAGGCCTACGCCGCGCACCTCGCGGCAAAGCAGGCTGCCGGGCTTATTCAATGGTTTGAATTTGAGGCAGTAAAGCTTCGGCTCGCCGACAATACCTTTTACACCCCAGACTTCGCGGTTATGGCCGCGGACGGCGTGATGGAGCTGCACGAGACCAAAGGGTTTTGGGAGGATGACGCGCGAGTAAAGATCAAAGTCGCGGCGTCACTATTCCCATTTCGCTTCAAAGCATTCAAAGCGCGTTCAAAGAAGAACGGCGGCGGGTGGGAAGTAGAGAATTTTTGATGGCATTCGACTGGACAAACGACGCGATTGAGCGCTTGAGGGCCCTCTTTGAGACCGACAACTCCATGTCTCAAATTGCGGCCGCGATTGGTGGCGGGCTCACGAAGAATGCCGTCATCGGGAAGCTGCATCGCCTTGGGTTGTTTCGCGGCAAGCCTGTCGCAAGACCACAGAAGCCTCGCAATAGGCGCACGTACCGGCAGTCACACATCACACCACCCGTAATGGAGGTCATCCCGATGCCGACTGAGCGTGTCGAGGACGGCGACATTCCAACGCGCTGCACCCTGATGGGCCTCACGAACAACACCTGCCGGTACCCGACAGGCACGCCTGGTCGAGACGATTTTTTCTATTGCGGGGATCCAACAGCTGATTGCGACAGGGGGCGACCTTACTGCGCCGAGCATCACGCCGTCGCATTCAGCGGAAAGCCGTTGCGCGGTGCACCATTCATCCCAAGGCGCGCTGCATGATTGACGAGACGCTCATCGCCGATTTGGTGCGTGCGGGGGTCGACGCCGACCTCATCGGGCGCGTGTCCAACGCGATATTGTCCGCAAAGTCCGCGGACAGTCCGGTGGACAAAACGCTCGAAAAACGACGTGCCTACGACCGAGAAAGGCGCCGAATTGAGAGAATGTCCACCGGACATCCGCCGACATCCGCGGAGTCCGCAAATGCTCCTCTTAATAAAGAAAGTAAGAGAGAGGACGATTCTGGAAAGTCCGCGGACAAACCAACGAAGGGGTCGAGGCTCCAGCACGACTGGCAGCCAAGCGCGGCAGACCTCGAATTCGCCTCCTCAAAGGGCATGACCAGATCTCGTATCGACAACGAGGTCGAACGGTTCCGCAACTACTGGACCGCTAAGGCCGGCAAGACCGCGACCAAGCTCGATTGGTCCGCGACCTGGCGCAACTGGGTGCTGCAATCGCTCGAGCGGCATCCACCACCAAACGGCACGGGTAGCAGCGGCGCTGGTGATTCATGGCTGGAGGCGATCCGATGAGCGAAGTCCTGAAATTCCCGAGACACGGCCAATCCGGCTACTACTCGCTGGCCGATTTGCCACAGCGAGAATCGCTGAAAGACCACGCGATCGGCACCGGCTGGTGGGAGCTGGACCAGATTTTCAAGCTCTACGACGGCCAGTTCATCGTGGTCACCGGCATGCCAGGATCCGGCAAGTCGACGTTCATGATGAACGTGCTGTGCAACATCGCGCGCGAGCACGACATGGCGTCGTTCCTGTACGTGCCCGAGAACGAGGCCCACGTCAGCGCCAAGATGAAGGGCATTTGGGGGAGCGACAAGTCGTTCGGGCATTACGCGGCCGCCAAATGCTTCGTTCAATCGTCCGTGCCCGAGGACTACAACGAGCCGCCGCACACGCTCGATTGGGTGCTCGAAAAGGCAATGATCGCGATGGAGCGCGACAACGTGCGCGTGCTCATGATCGACCCGTGGAATGAGCTCGACCGCGCCAAGCCTCAGAACATGCTGCTCACCGACTACATTGCCGAATGCCTGATGCGGCTCAAGCAGTTCTGCCGCGCCACCGGTGCGATCGTGATCATGGTGGCCCACCCGACCAAGGCCGTCGCCGAGAATGGCGGCCGCCTGCCCACGCTGTCCGATATCGAGGGCTCAATGGCGTGGTTCACCAAGTGCGACAACGGGCTGATAATTGCGAGGGACAAGACCGGCAACACCGCCACCGTGATCAGCGCCAAGGTCCGAGAGATCGGCGCCGGCCGCGTCGGCAAGGCCCATTTCATGGTCGACGCTGACACCGGCAAGTTCACCCCGCAGCACGGGGCGATCGAATGACCCCGCTGCAGACCAGCATCATCGCAACCATGGACGAGATTATACAGGCCCAGGATCGCCTTGGCGTGCCCGCTGATGAGGATGACATGGCAGAGGCCTGGTACATCATCGAGCAGCTTGAAACGCAGTGGGCCAAGCGCAACGAGCCCACAGCATGAGCGAAGGCCGCATCGTCCTCGACTATCAGGAGATGATCGCAGCCGTGCGGACACGAATCGACGAGGTGCGCGCGCCGTACACCGCAATCGAAGAAGCAGCACGCATCCCAGGCGGATACCTCGGCAAGACAATCGGCCCCGCACAGGTCAAGGTCATCGGCATCGGTGCGCTCCTCAAGGTGCTCGAAACCATCGGCCTGCGCCTCGCCATCGTGCCCCACCTCACAATCGAAGCCACAATCGACGAGATGGGGCACGTCTACAGGCTACGCAGCGAAGGCCGCCGCAGCGTCACCAACATCGTACGCAAGCGCATTAGCCCAGAGGTCAAGCGGCTCGCAGCGAGGGAGTTCGGGGCGATGGGGAGGGGGGTGCCTAAGGCCTTTGGGATCACATCAAAAGAGCTGACAAAGAAGCAGCGCAAAGCCAGCCGAGCACGGTGGGACAAGGTGAGGGCGACCAAGCAACACATAGGCATAACCGGAGTGCCGTGGTCGCGACGCTCAGCGTCCGCGTCGCGAGTTCGACCACGCGCGTAGCGGCTCACGCCCCGCAATGATCGGATTGCGGTGGCCACAGCGTGAGCATTTCAGCTTGCCTACGTTCTCCAGCATCAAACCAATGCGTGCCGAGTGTCCGCAATCAGGGCACCGCACGTTGATGAATGTGGGCAGCTTCTTAATCGGAGGCATGGCGTGCCTTGGCGGCTGCTATCTGTTCACGCGATGGTCGCGGCCTGTTCAATCGCGCACGAAGCATCTGCACATCAGGGTGCTCAGGCTCCGGTCCGTCGTGCGTCTCGGCACCCTTGAGCAGCACACGCCACACGTAGGCCTTGCGGGCATCCTTTGCCTTGCCGGCTATCCCCGCCGCTTTGCACCAGTAGTAGATCAGTTGCCGCGACAGATGCAGCGCCTGGCGCACCTCAGCCGGTGTCACCTCGCCCCGCATCATGAGCGACACAGCAGCCTTGCGGAGAGGATGAGAGCGCCGTTTCACTTTACTCATATGTAAAGCGACGTTCTGGCGTGTCAAGCGATTGGACAGCGCCATTGACCTATCAAGAAGTGCCCATTCTGCCGCAACAACTACGAGGTGCGTTGCTGACGACATCAAAACGGTGCGATTGCCTCGCTCGCCCAAACGTGCGCGCGCTCTTTTCCTTCCACAGCGAAGCGCGTCCAGCGCGAGCGAGGACCCAGCGAAGCGATGTGCAAGCAAGCGTGCAACCAATGACGCACACCGACATCAGCCCCACCGAGCAACAGCCCACCCGACAAGCCATCGAAGCAAAGGGCCGATCAGCACCGGGTAAGGTGACCGGCAAGGTGAAGCGCGCTCTCGACCTCATGGTATGGAAGGGCTCGCGTCGTGATGTAGCAGCGGAAGAGGCTGGATTGTCGATCCACGGCCTCCGCGAAGCCCTCCGACGACCTCACGTCAAGGCGTACTACAACGAGCAATGTGAGGTATTGCGGACGTCTGGCCGAGCTCGCCGCATTCACAGGCTAGAGGAGCTGAGCGAGCAGGACGACAACAAGGCGGCCGCTGTCAACGCCACGCTGGCGCTGGATCGCATTGAGGATCAACAGGTTGCGGCCAGCAGGCAGCAGGTGCCAGGCTTTATCCTTGTCATAGGTTCAACGGCTGACGTGAAGCCCGGTGTACTCATGGGCCAACAGCGGGTCATCGATGTTAAGCCCTTGATCCAACACGAGACTGGCAGTGACGCACCAACAGCGCTCCCCGACCAAGGGAGCGCCGATGACTGATCCCATTGAGGAATTTTCCTATGTCCACGGCTTTTCCACGCCAGCAGGGTGGGGTGGGGGGTAAATTGCGCGCGTCTTGAGGCAGCTAGTCACTCCCCCACACGCTTCCGCTGAAAAACTCCCCGAGATTATTCCTGAAAAAATTCTGGCTGGGTGGTTCTGTAGCGGTCTGTAGTGCGTTGCTGCTGAGACGGCTGTGGCTATTTTGCGATGACGGTAGTTTTCCGGGCTTCATGGAGGTTTCAGATGCTTCGCATGCTTGTGCCGCTTGATGCGGCTGGGAACGAGTTGTCGCCGGTTGTGAGGACTGTTCTTTCGGCGGACGCTGTGAAGCCGGTTTTGCCGCGGAAGCTGTTGGACGGGACGCAGCCGCCTGAGATTGCGGCGACGCAGGTTCGGGTGGTGTCGGGGGATTTGGGTGTTTCGGCTGAGAAGCTGATTGTGAAGGGGACGCTCGAGGACATTTTTGGCGACGAGCTCGGGGATTTCCCGGAGCCGGCGGCTGAGCCGGAGCCTGTCGAGGCGAACTACATGGGGTCGCGGGTTCTGGTGCTGCGCGTGGCGCGGGCGGGCGACGTCGGGTATGATCCGAACCAGGACAAGGTTGTGGTCCGGTTTGAGGACGGGACCGAGAAGGCTGTGTTGCGCGGCAAGTTGAACGACGGCAGCAAGGCGAAGACCGATCTCGTTGGTAACCCGACGGTCGATGAGGCCGGCGCGCAGGGTGTTGGCCGGCATGATCCTGTGCCCGCATGATCGGCGGCGGTTTTGAGTGGCGCGAGCGTGAGGATCGGCTCACCGCATGGGCGCTATTCCTCACGCTGGCGTTCCTGATTTTTGCGCTGATGATGGTGGTGCTGATCTCGGCGGCGGGAGGCGGACGATGAGCCATGCGGACGATATTGATTGGCGCGATTGGAGCGCGACGGCATTGATCGCGATTTCGATCTTGTCCCTAATTCTTGCGGCGGTGCTGGTCCTGTTCATGCTGATTGGTTCGGCGCATGCCCAGCCTGCCGGCCCGACGCGCGAATCCGTTGCGATCCAGGTTCTGCAATCGCAGCGCAACGGGGCGCTGGATGCGGTTGTGGGGTGCACGGCGGATGCGGAGATCCGGCGGGTGGAGTTGCAGGCGCGGA